TCATTGTGCTGCCGCCTCGCTCTGTCCGATCCGCTGTAACCTGTCGAAGAAGCCGTTGAGCGCCGTTGCCGGCGTGCCGTCATCGAGCGGCGGGAAGTAGACCCATTCCGCCCTGCCCGTATCGGTCAGCCACGGATAACCCCGGGCCCTGTGCTCCTGCTCCCATGCCAGCCAGAGATCGCTTCCGACCTTCACCGGCTCGAAGTCAGAGCCGAGCAGCACCGTTTCCGCCGAGACCCGGACACCTCGGCCCGGATAGCGCACCGCCTGATCATGCATCGCATTCACGGAAGGCCAGCCCATCTTCTGCATCCGCTCATGCTGGAGGGCGTTGCGGTCCGTTCTGCCTGCAGCGATCTCATGCTCCTGGAACCGGGTGAGCGGTGGCAGCGGTGTGCAGGGTTCTGCAAGCCGGATGAAGCGCTCGGCCATCCACGCCTTGCCGAACGTTGCGGCCATGGCAGGGCCTGTTGCCGGGGCTTCCATGCCTTCGGGCACATCCTGCCAGCGCTTGTCCCTGAGATAGGTGCTGGCAGCAAACTTCACCGCCCTGCCCTTCATCGCGGCAAGGGTGAGGAAAGCAGGCAGCAGGGTCGAGGCCCTCTCCCGGTCTTCCGCCGTCAGTCCCTGCCATTCGGCAAAGGCCCGCTCGTCGCTGTCATCGCCGAAGGTCGGCCATTGGCGGTAGAACTTCAGGAAGGCCTTTCGCACCATCCTGCGGTCTTCGCTGTCAGTGCCGGTCATCGTGCCCTCCTGTGGTTCGGTGAGCCGCGGCTCCGGCGATCAGGGCCTTCGCGGCTGCGACCTTCTCCCGGCGCCGTTGCTTCTCCTCCGGCGAGAGCGATGCCGACAGCCGTCGGCGTTCTTCGATGCCACTCACCCGCTCGCGCTCGATCCGCAGCATCTCCCGGTCATGGCGGGCGGCTTCATCGACGAGGGCGGAGAGTTCGGCCGGCTTCGGCAGAAACGAGCGGAAGCGCTCATAGCGGCCAAGCCTGAGGTTCTCGAACACCCGGCGCATGGCACCGACGGGTTTGTCCCTCAGCACGTCCGCATAAAGCTCCGGCGCCATCTCCGGATCGATGCTGTCGGGGAGGATGAAGCCGTATTGCATCAGCTTCGCCAGCATCAGGTCGGAGCGGTGTGCACCTGCCGGTTCAAGTGCGGCTCTCAACCGTCCAGTCAGTTCTGTCGATGTCGATGATGTCTGCATCTCGTTTGCCATTGTTCTGCCCTGTGCGTTTGTCGAAGGATGCCTGCGCCCGCCTGTGGTGTTCACGCAGATGATCGGCGCGTGTTACTGGCCATGGCGGCGACCGGGCCGATGATGCGGCGGGCGTGGACACGGGTTCCGGGGCCGGCCTGTCGGTCCAGCGGTCCTGATTGAGCCATGTCGAGAGGTTGCACCACGGCCGGTCGTCGGTCTTGGCGACGTAGCGCTTCAGGCCGGCGATAATCGTGTCGAAGTCGGCGCGCTGCCGTGCCGAAGCCCATGCCTTCAGCGCCGTCTTGCGGGCAACCTTCTGCGGATAGATCGGCCAGACAGCGTCATCGAACTCCGCCGTCAGCCCGGTGATATCGCCACCGTGTCGACGGGACCGGCGCTTGCCGGTGCTGACGGTGTCGCCTGTTGCCCCTGCCCTCTCCGGTTCGCCTCCGAGGTCGGCCCTGAGACCTGCCCCGGGACCGGTGTTGAGACCGGCATCCGGTTCTGCTGCAAACAGACCCGCTTCAGCCCCGATGGGGGGAGCTTTCTTTTGGGCCCCTTTAGGGGCCTTTTCTTTCAGGGGGGAATTTTTCTGATAGGGGGTTTGGGGGGAAGTGTCTTTTTGTGGCTCACCGTAACGCGTTACGTCACCCGTAACACAGCGTAACGCCGCGTTACGGTCTGAAGCGTCACCGACCGCGGTCCGATCTGCCGTTTCGCCAGCAATCTCAGGGGCTCTGCCGTTCTCGCCTGCCTCCTGCCCACCGTCACGCGTTACGTCACGCGTTATGCCTGCGTTACGGTCTGCCTCCGGTTTTGCCGCCCTCCGTGCCCGATAGCGTGCCTGTCGTCTGGCCGCAGCCGAACGACCGCCATGGCCTTCTGCGACCATGACGTCATCCGCCTCTCCGGTACCAACCGGCACGAACACAGGTTCGCGCTCGGCCAGCGCCGCAGCCGTGCGGCCGATCAGATCGGCATCAACGCCTGCACGCACCAGATCGGCTATGAGGGCGGCAACCGGGGTCATCAGCCGAGTTCCCGCTCGATCCGCTTGCCGATGCGGGCAATCTCGTCGGCCTTGCCGGAAAGATCCAGGGCCAGCTTCAAGAGCCGGTCATGTTCCTCGCAGTGCGCCTTGCGGGCCGCCATGAAGCCGGCATGGAGACGGTCAAAACCTTCTTTCTCGGCGGTGTATTCGTCCAGCAGCGGATTGCTGCCCTCCGGCCCGAAGAAGGCCTCGCGGACGTCGCTCACCCAGGCCCGCGGAACATTCAGGTCCCGGGCGAGCGTGGCATCGGTCCAGGATCCGCGATAGCCGCGGTCGCCATAGACGTCATCCAGCTTCTCGGTGATGATCCGCCGGTCTTCCCGGTCCATCGCCGGTGGCGGGTCTGCCTGCGGCGCGGTGGTGGCCTCTGAGGATACCGGGGCTGCTGTGAGGGCTGTTGTTGCCTTCACGGCGAAGGCCTTCGTTGCAGCCTTTCGCGGCTTTGCGGTTGCCATGTCCTGTCCTTTCGTTTGGGTTCGGGTGTTTCGGCGGCAGGCCGGGCACCGGTCGTCTGCCGGTGTGGCTCCGACCTTCCAGCCGCCGGTGCGGAAGTGGTCCGTGATGGCCTCGGCTGGTGCCTGCCGCAGCGTGGCGGTGAGGATCGCGTAGCCGCTCGCCTCGCAGCAGCCGCAGACGATCCGCAGGGCTGCAGCCATGCTGCTGCCGTGCGCGACGGTGGTGCGCTCGAAGTGGCGAAGCGGAGGTGAGGCGATCACCATGCCGGCGTCCTCCTCTCGTAAGGGCGGTACATCAGCTTCTGGTGTTCCGGGCAGTAGGCAGCGCCTTCTGCCACCGGTCTGCCACAGCAGGGTGCATCCGGGCCGAGCCGTTCGCCGCCCGGGGTCAGCACCAGTCGGCAGCGGAATTCGCCGCAGTCGATGAACGGCACGGTGGGACTGCCCGGGAGCTGCATGTGCTGTGTGTCATAGGCCTCGATCGGCACCTGCCTGCGGATCGGTGCATCGATGGCAGTTGTTGGTGCAGGCTTCTTCTTCCGCTTCGCCAGCAGCCTTGCAGCCTTCGCCTTGCGTTCGGCCTCGATGGCGGCTGCCTTCTCCGCTTCGGTCTTCCTCTCCCTGACGGGAAACAGGTCCGGATTGCGGCGGGCAATGCCGGCTACGACCATGCGCGAGACACCCCACGCCGCGGCAATCGCCGTCAGCGCCTTGCCATCCCGGCGCATCGCGGCCATTGCCTCGATCGCCTGACGGTCCCAGTACCTCATGCTGCACCAGCCTTCCGATCGACCGTCAGGCCGGATCCGTCCGCCAGAAAGTGTTCACGCGGTCGCCAGTCGGTACCGCTTTCGATCATCCTGCGGATGGCCGCATCTTCGGCCTCCTCCTGTGCATCGGCGCAGGGCGCCTCGATCATCGGATGATCGCTCCAGCCGCAGCGGCAAAAGCTGAACCCTGCCACNGAGACGAGATGGCAGGAGATGCGGGGCGAAAGATCTGTGCCCGTCATCGGCCGGCTTTTCCGTCGATCACCGAAAGACCGCCGCCGGCAATCGCGCCGATCAGGCAGCGCTTCAGCCGATCCTCGCTGATTTCCTTGTCGGAGAGCTTCTGCAGGCAGAGCTGCGCCTCGGTCGGCGTCACATGACCGTCGGCCAGCGCCTCGAGGATCGTGCTCATCAGCTCGCCTTCGCTCGCCTGATCGCCCGCCATGCACTGGATCAGCGACAGTGCCGTCCTGCTGCGCTCATCCGATTCCGTCAGCCTGCGTCCGGCAGCGGCTGCCATGGCTTCGGTCACCAGCGGTGCATCGGTATCCTCTTCCAGGATCCTGACCACCGGGATCGGCATGATGTCGGTATCGCGCTTGCCGTTCCAGCGGCCGACGGCACTGGTCGAGCGGTTGGTGATCAGGGCAACGCGCTCGATCCCCCCTGCCCTTTTGATCAGGTCACGCTGGGCGCAGCGGATGGTGAGGATGAACGGATCGATGGAGGGCTCTTCGGCCATGTCTCTCCCTTTCGAAAACAACAAAAGCCATGCGCGCCGGGAAAGGCCCGGCGTCGTTTCCCATGGCGGGACGGTGGATCGCGGTTTAGGGTCAGGTCAGTCGAAAGGAGCGCCTAGGGCGGGTGCAGCCGGGACGGACATGAGAACGATGGGTCAGTGACGGCATCAAGAACGACCGTTTGGGTAAAAACCATCAGCAGGTGACCCCATTGGCAGCAGCATGATCCGGGATAGGCCTGAATGCGAAACCCGTTGGACAGGGCTTCACCACGATCAGAGACCTTTCCAGCATGCTGTGAAGTTGGATAGCTTCGCTCATTGGCGGGTGACCTCACGCGCTTCGGATAAGCAAATCGGCTTATTCCTATCACAGATAGGTATATTCCTATTTTGCCCAGGTCAATTCCTATGAGATGATTTTCTTCATGGACAAAATCAGAAAACTTATCGCGAAACGAATCGAAGAGAGGGGGCTGACCTACAAGCAGGTTTCTCTGGCTTTGGGGAAGAATCACGCTTATATGCAGCAATACGTTGAACGCGGTGTGCCCTCCACACTCCGAGAGCGAACGCGATCTCAATTGGCGGAGCTCCTCGATATCCCCGAAGAGGATATCGGCGGACCACAACAGAAAAAGGCTACCCGCGCGCCAGCGGGAGACGTTCCCAACTTGACCATACATTCCGGAGCCGGAAACGGCGGCCTGCTACATATCGCCGTCGACGAAGCCGGCAAAATCAGTGATCCCGAACATACAGATGGCTTCTGGTCGTTTCCCGAAAGCGTCAAAAACCTCTGGCGAAGCATGGGAAACACGTATGCTCTTCCGGTCATCGGCGACAGCATGGACCCGACGATCACAAGTGGCTCTTTTGTGTTCATCGACACAGGGCATACAACGCCTGTCCCAGAAGATATCTACGCGATCAACTACGGCGACGGCCTGATGGTAAAGCGCATTGCCCTGGTGCCGAGATCAGACAAGGTGCGGGTCATTTCCGACAATAGTCGCTACCCGGATTACGAGTTGCTCAGAACAGACGTCGAGGTCTATGGCAGGGTCATTGCCGTTTTCCAGTGGCGCGGCTGAAGCCCCGCGATTTCGGTCGTAATCACCATCTGAATATCAGAACCCGCCGCAAGCGGGTTTTATTTTTCCCACACCAATAGGCATATTCCTATTTTCCCTATTGACGACGCAATAGGTTTATTCCTATCGATAGGCCGCTCTCACTTGTTCGTCATCTTTCACCGACGAACGCAGAGGAACGGAGGATGCAATGAACGTCTATCTGGTGAGGTCAGCAGACACCAAACAACTGCACGGCATCGTCTGGGGCAATCTCGATCAGATCTGGGATGTTGTCGACGAAGTGGCCGAACCCTCGGACTTCGAATTCGCCAAACTCAGTCCCGGCGGATTGTTTTCCGAAGTAGGGATCGAGCCGCGCGTTTCCGATGACACCCACAGCCCCGATGAGCCCGCGCTACCCAATGGCGGATACCTGCCGCCAGACCTCGATCCGTCGGAAGTGACCTTCTACGCCCTGACCGAGCCTGATTGCCTCCGATGGCGCCGCTTTGACGACACCCTCGCCAAGCATGGGCTCGTCTCGCGCATCTTCGCAGCCGTGGATGGGCAGAATGGCGGTGATGCATGATCGTCCGCCTTTCCGCTCATAGGCACCCCCTCACTTTGGCCGACTGCGCCTTGCTGCGCCGGATCACCCTGCCGGTGGTCGTTCTTGGCGGTGTCCTTCTCCTCCTCCTCACCATCCACGCGCTTGCGACCTTCGAGGCCGCGCTTGCAGCAGCCTCGGGGGTATGACCATGACGCGGCACGAAAGCATCGCAAGCGGACCTACAGGCGCGGTATCCAGCCATGGCTGATCGCCTACCCGCACGGGAACGGCTCGACAGCTATCGTGCGCTGATCTCCCGGGCTGTTCCACTCATCCACGTTATGGCCGACACCGCCGGCATGCATCTGGAGGTCACAGGTCCTGACGAACCGGAGGTCATCTGCTCGCTTCCCGCCACCTGCCCTGCCGACAATCGCGAACTGATACGACGGCATATAGAGATCCCGGCCGATCTGATCGGCATGCTGGATGCCGCCGCCAGACGTGACGCCGAGCGGCGCCGTGAGATCGAGAAGCTCAAGCAGGCGCTTGAAGCGCAGGGTGGAAAGCCTGCGAAAGACTATGCCGCAGAATGCGCCATGAAGTGCACCGAGCCGGCCTTCATGCGGTTTCTGATCGAGCGGCATGACCTGCCGCATCCGGCGACCGACAAGATGGCCGCGACGCGCGTGCGGTCGGTGATGGCGATCACCAGCCGGAGCCAGCTGAACACAGACCCAGAGGCTGCTGCCCGCTGGCGCGAAATGGTCAAGGATTTTGAAGTATGGAGGCGGAGAGGATGACGTCGCAGCCATCTGATATTCCGCTCCATGTACCGCTCGCCGACATCGAGAAGGGGCGGGACCGCCTCGCCCAGGAGATCGTCGCCCGGGGAGACGACGCCACTCCACTTCTCGAGCTTTACGCTTGGGTGGAGGGGCAGATCGAAAAACGCCTCCAGAACAGGTCGATCTTCGAAGCGGCGCGAGCGCGCGTGGCGCAGATGAAGACAGCCGGACAGGCAGCGAGCGTTAACGAAACTAAAGGGCTCAGTGGGGTCTGAGTCGCCTCCTTCTGGTCCATCAACAATGGTCAATCAGACTGAATTATGAGCTGATGCACAGCTGCCGCCTGCCGGACCAGGTTCACCTATAACCACGTTAGTTGACAGCACCCCTCACAAAATCGCCTCATCAAAATCCAACTTGATCTTCTCCAGCGCATCCCGCTTCCAGGAAAGCGAGCCGCCCGCGCCATATTGCGGACGATCGATCGTGTGTCCCATGATCATCATCCGAAGTTCGGTATCGACGCCAGCCTCCTTCATTCGATCCTCGAAGGAATGACGGAGAGAATAGATCTTGTGGCGTGATGACGGGAACAGCTTATTCTCCCGGAAGAATTTATTGAGCGTCGCCGAAAGTCCGTTTTCCTTGTTCTTATAGCGCGGGAAGCCGTCCGGATGCGCACGCATGGCGGCAAGTGCAACCCCTACCAGCGGCACGGCGCGGATAGAAGAAGCCGTTTTGATCTCGCGCCGGTCATCGGGATCTGAACGTGGCTCGATCAAGATATGCGGCACATCCGCGTTAAGGTCGATCATGCCATGGGTAAGGTTACAGATCTCTGACGGCCGAGCCCCGGTCTCAATCAGCGCCAGCAAGATCGCCCTCGCCTCGTCATTAAGCCCAGCAAGTGCCCCGGCCCTAAGGATCCGCTTGGATATCCACTCGGTAGGGAAAGGCGGGCGGGTTGTCTTAACCTTCTGGGAAAAAGAAAGTCCGGCGAAGGGATTTTTCACATCGTCAAGGCCGCGGTAGCGATGGTAGTCAGCGAAGAGTTTCCGCATATTGCCGACATCGCGGTTGCCCGACGAAGCGGTGTGCGTTGCACGACCATCCTTTGGGGCAATGCGCGTCAGCCAAAAGTTATAGAATTTCGTGGCGTCCTGCCTCGTAATTTCATCGATCGGCTTATCGCCAACAACCTCGATAAAATTGTTGAGCGCCCGCCGCTTCACTTTCAGCCATGAAAACCTCTGGAAATCGCTCTTGCCTGTTAGTTCCGGCGCAGCGATTTCGTCAGTGTAAACAGAAAAAGCTTCGGAAACCGGCACGCGCGGATGCTTTTCAAGCCCTACGACAGCCGAAGCGTCATGGCCTCCGACTGGAAGCCGGGAAAGCGCCATCAGCCGGTCATGAATCATCGACCCTGTTTCGCTGGCAAGAATTTCCATAGCGGTCCGATAGGAGAAGCCGAGCGCATGCGCCCTAGCGACGGCCGCTTTGTAGCGGGCATTGGCCTGCTCGCGGTCACCACCGGCCAACATGGACGCCCAAAGCGCGTTGTCGGCCTCCTCATGAATATCTCTCTTAACCCGGGCTTCCGAAAGATCGCGCGTGCCCAGTGAAATTCTCACGGCGGGCGAACGCTCATCAACAGCTGCAAGCTTCGCCGGTACCCTTCTTACATAGGCGTAGATGCCTGAACGGCGCTGCAGAAAACGATCAGGATTTTCTCGTCCGTTGGAAGCCATTTGAGCACTCTGTAGCACATTTTGATACACAATTCGCTACACTGTTGTTTGTCAGATGAAGTTGCAATATCCGGGAACTGGCGAAAACAGACGGGAACCGGCGCGAATGCTTTGTACCTCAAGCGATCTGCCGATATGATGGGCGGCGACGTCAGGAATTGCCTTTGACAGCTCAGGTCTTCAAAGTTCATCATCTAGCCTGAGCGCAGCCCAGTGGCAGCCAACCTCTTCAAAAAGCTTGAAAACAGAAGCATCCGCAGTGGATGCGTCATAAGGTCCCTTATGGAACTGAAGAGCTCCCTCCCCGCCAAGCGCCCGAGATATAAGGCTTCATGGTTTTGAGGGCATTTTCACGGTCGGGCTTGAAAAGCCCTTTAGTGGGCGACAAATGTCCCTCGAACTGCGCCTCCTACATGCCGCAGAGCGGGCAAATCTCAATTCAAATATGGAAATAGCTGCCATATTTTGAATTTAACGAATAATTTTAGTAATTTAACCAGAATTTTTCCTTTAGGAAACTTGGAAGCGTGCTTAAGCGACTGCCAGTGGCAAGCACATTGATAGTCGGTGGGTAGTCTTCAAAGCTGGCTTCGTTAGAAAACGCCTGGCCTGAAGGGTACTGCCTTTCCAACCTTTTTTTGCAGAAAACACTGCTCCTGGAGAGTGCTCGCCGAGCTACATCTTTTATCTGAGGACTGATAATTTCTTCTTTTACAAGTGCAAGGAAGCAATTACCTTTTCGGAAGAGGAACAGGATAAAGATTCGCGGGGAGCCGATGAGCACAGAAAACATGTTCGACAGCCTCAAGGTCGCGGTCGAGAATAGGAAACTAACCAAAGAAATATTAGACTTACTACTTCCTCATGGAAAACCCTATGACTCAGAGGGACAACTTTGGGACTATAAGGTCAAGGCCCCGGTACTAGATATATCTCCCAACGAAGAAGACAAGCTGGCTCATCGCCTGGCAATTGGCGAACTCGTAAAAGATGCTGTCGCCTTTCATAATGCCTTTGGTGGTTATATCTTGTTCGGCGTAAGTGATAAGGGCAGAAACCGTCTTATCGGTTTTAACGAAATTTTCAATTGCTCAGACTTCAATCGCTCCGTGCATAGCTATACTGGAACAAGTATCGAATGTCTTTACACAAATCTTGACTATCAACCTCCGTCGCGCAAAGCGCCGTTAACGTTGGGCCTGTTATTGATTCCACGTCGCTCCGAGCACGCTCCGCCGGTTCGGATGGTTCGCAAGGGGCCGAAGAAGGCTAACGAGAAACCCTGCTTCCAAGAAGAAGTTTATGTGCGCATACGCGATGAATGCCGCCCTGCTACGAACACGCACGAAGACTGGAAATTTTTGCATTCGAATCGACTTCCACCAGAGGAAATTCCAACATCCGGCCCGGTTCAAATTCAGTCACACTTACCTGCACGTGATGACGACCTCATTGAGTTCGTAGGAAGAGACCAGCAACTGGCAAGCCTTCGCCAATGGATCGGAGATTCGCGCAGCCCGGTGCGCTTAATCACAGGAATTGGCGGTCTGGGCAAAACAACGCTTGCTTACCATTTTGCCGAAGAAATAACTGAAACCGGAGCGGGCCAGGTCGAGGCAGTAATCTGGCTCACTGCAAAGAAACAAACCTTCTCAGCACTTCGCGGGCGAATGGTCCCAACTTCACGAGTCGACTTTTCCGATCTAAGCACGCTTTACTTAGCGATTTTAAAAATTCTTCGCTACGACTTCCCAATCTCGGAGGAGGACCCGAGCTTCGTTGAGATCGCGGATCGACTGGTGGAAGGACTAATGCACATCCCCTCATTAATCATCGTCGATGACCTCGACACACTCCTGCCGGATGAACAGAAAGAAACAGTAGCCGCTTTAAACAGCTTGGCCTTGCGAACAGTCGGACGAGAGTTGCCCCCTTCGCGAGTGCTTATGACTTCGCGAATAGATCAAGGGTTGCCTCCGACCTCTATTGTAAAAATCCGAGGACTAGAACGACAGGCCTTCCAAGCTCACTTAAACAATCTGTGTTCACTTTTCGGAATTCCGCTCTTTACTGGGCAGGGCCTTGAAGAGGTATTCGAGGCGTCGTCGGGCTCACCGCTCTTCGCTGCTTCAATCGCTAGGTTGATTAAGCTTGGCGAGAATCGTCGCGAGGTCGTTCAAAAATGGAGAGGCGCCGACGGTGAGGAAGTACGCAGTTTCGCCTTTCAACGAGAGCTAGCTCGCCTCAGCCCTATGGCGTCTCGCGTCCTTTACGCGGTGATTTTGCTTGGTGAAACGACGCTGAAAGATATCGCTGAGGTACTAGACCTACCTGAGCGAAGGGTTCGCGATCAGGTGACGGAACTACAGGCCTATCATCTAATTTCCACAGTCACCCACACGCACAGCGACGCTGCGATAAGCGTACCCGACGAGCTGGGGGCCGTGGTCGACCTTATTAGGGATCAGCTCGGCCTCACCTCACAGACCGTTGAGACCGCTGTAGCGCGCGCTCATGAGAAAAGCGGTAGTCAGGAGAAACAAATTGGTGCCGGAATTAGAGCAATTGCGAGGATGTGGGCCGACAGGCAATTTGGCGAGGCTTTGATCGTTGCGCAGGATTTAAGCAAAAAGTTTACGGATAACGGTGATGCGGCTAGTATCCTCGGGGCGGCCTATCTTCGCACAAGGCCTCCCAAGCATCGCGACGCGGACCGCGAACTAGAACGCGCGGTCAAATTGGGTAGCACAAAGCCGGAATTGCTGCCTAACACCATAGAGGCGAAGACGGCACTAGAGGATTGGATCGGCCTCCGCGAATTCACTCGCACACGTATGTCCACTGAAACCGGCCGAGACATTGCCCTCTCCGCCCATCTTAAAGCTAACTATGAACTGATTAAGACCGCGAGGTTGCGCGGAGACCAAAGGCGCATTGCGGACCTAGCTATTGAGGCGGTTGAGCGCATCTCAGCGAAGATGAGACGCGCACGTCTTGAACAAAACTTCTTTCAAAAGCTAACGCAAGAGCGTTTTGATTTTGCTCGGACCTATATCGAAGCTGTAAAGCAAGATAATCCCCGTCCAGGGGATCGATTAAAAGTATTTGAAGCCGTCTCGCGACTGGCAGTAGCTGATGTAGTCGTCGTAAGTTTGCTCGACATGGGTGTAGAGGCTCTTGAACAATGGTGGAATGACGTCGAGCAAAGAGCGTTTGCCGATATCACCGCATGTAAAATCCTCAGTCGCATGCTATCGAAGCTAGAAGCTATGGAGCAGCAGATTAACGCTTACAAACGCGAGGCTACGATATCAGATGCCATCGAGTTGCGTCGACGTGAATTAGAATATCGGGGCGCCCAGCTTCAGGCATCGATCGGCTAGTCTCAACTGAACGAGGATTACTTCCGCGTGAGGGTTGGATTGAAGCGATTCGGTTCACGATTAACTGCGTCTGCGCCGCATCGCAAACTCGACCATTAGCCGGAGCAAACCAATACCACACTTATGGCGTTATAGAGGATTAACCACTTGACGAAATGTCGACTTGTCGACACTATCGTGACATGAGTGAATCAACCAAAGACCTAAAAGCTAACCGGCAGATTGTTGGCTTCAGCCTCTCACCGGAAATGGCGCGCGCCGTGAAAACGGAGGCGGCTTCGCGGGACCTGTCATTGCGAAAGCTCTTTGAAGAGATGTGGATTGACTACCAAGAACGGCGGCAAAAGGCTTCATCATGATCCGGAGTGAAGTGGAACTAGCCGCTCTCTCCCTCGCGTTGATATCTGATAAGAGATTTCTGACCGCTGCAGAGCGGAAAGTGGAAGCACGAGAATATATACATTCTTCGGTTGTCGAGAGCACCCGCCTTTTGATCCAGGCTGGCGAAGATCCGCTTGGTGATATTTTCGGACGAATCCGCTCCGTAGGCGTACGCCGCGAAAATGGAGCTACGTACACACCACGCGTGATTGTCGACGCCATGATCGCATGGGCAACCGCAAGGCCAATCGCACCCGTACGCATTGTCGACGCAGGAGCCGGCTCAGGCCGTTTCACTATGGCCGCCGCAAAACAATTCCCAAATGTGCCACTAATTGCCGTTGAGACCGATCCTTTAGCAGTTCTAATGCTTCGTGCGAATGCGAGCGTTTTGGGATTTGCTGATCGGCTTAACGTTAAACTCATGGACTATCGGCAACTCACCCTACCCAAGGTCATTGGACCGACTCTGTTCATCGGAAATCCGCCATACGTGCGTCATCATGACATATCGCAAAAATGGAAAACTTGGCTAGCAGTAGAGGCCGCGAAAGTCGGCTTCAAAGCCAGCAAACTTGCCGGGCTGCACGTCCATTTCTTTTTGAAAACTCGCATGATCGGGCGGCGGGGAGATTACGGCGCGTTCATAACAGCGGCCGAATGGCTTGATGTAAATTACGGTCGCCTTTTGCGTGACATGCTTGCTGATGGCTTGGGCGGCACATCGGTGCATCTAATTTCCCCAAAAGCGATGCCCTTCGCGGATGCCTTAACTACTGGCGCGATCACTTGCTTTCAGGTCGACCATCGGCCCGATGAGTTCACTATGCGCAGTGTCGATCATGTGAGCGAGCTTTCAAGCCTTGCCGACGGGCGCCGCGTCTCCTGGGACGATCTTAATGGTGCGCAAAAATGGTCAATGCTGATCCGCACTACTCCTAAGCCGTCACCCGGCTTCATGGAGCTTGGCGAGCTGTTTCGCGTACATAGAGGACAAGTGACTGGCGGCAATCACGTGTGGGTTCATGGCGATCATGCGCCACCACTTCCTGAGCGGTTTTTGCTTCCGGCAGTTACGCGAGCAAGAGAGCTGCTAGCAGTCTCATCAGTGCTGCGTTCCGCCGATAACCTGCGGCGCGTCGTGAACCTTCCCGTGGAACTTTCTGATCTGACGTCCGCGGAGCAAAGAATGGTCGAAGCGTACCTTAAATGGGCACGGGAGCATGACGCTGATATGTCATATATTGCGAAGCATAGGCGAGCGTGGTGGAGCGTGGGCTATAAAGATCCTGCGGCCATCCTCTGCACCTATATGGCACGACGCGCCCCTCATTTTGTAAGAAACGCGGCAAAGGCCCGCCATATTAACATTGCTCACGGCCTATATCCGCGCGAGCATATTCCCGCAAAAACACTAGACTCAATTGTCCGACTCTTGCACGATGGAGCTACAACTGATGGCGGGCGTATCTATGCAGGCGGACTCATTAAGTTTGAGCCGAAAGAACTGGAGCGCATTGCCATACCTCGGCTAGAGAGCTTGCATGAAATTACCGAAGAGATGGACAAGAACCGAGCTGGAAGAAGACTGCAGAGAGGCAGAGACTACGTTCAGACATGAACGGATGGACGAACCGCTAGAGTTATATTCGGAGCATTTTCAGAATTTCAGCAAGATTTTTGGCGCTTTGGTTGATCGAATTCCAGAACTGAGGAATCCGAAGGTTGATGCCTCCGTAATCGCAGATTTGATGCGCAACGATGATAGCCGTCGAGCTTTTTGCTATCTCACCGCTCCGCCAATATCAGAAGACGATCTCAAAACGCTCGTTGAGGCATCTATTGCTCCGACGAGGCTTGAAGAACACCCAGATAGCGCTGAAAAACTGCGGGGCATCATTTTCCGCATTTTGGACCCACATCGTTTTCCTTGGGTGAAAGAAGGGCGGGATCCTGATCCGCATGAACGCTCGGCGGCGATCATCGCCTCGGCCGCTTTAGTGTCAGCAAAAAAGGTCGAAACCTTTCGACGCAACGATGCGAAAGATCGGCAAGAAGAAAAGGTCAAAGAGCTGCTCCGCAGCTTGGGCTACACCGAGATTCCTAAGAGGGATATCCTGAACGCATCGGCAGCTCCTGCAGTTGGCGAATTCATGGGTGAAACCCCGCTTGCGGGCGCAAAAGCTGATGTGGTGGCGACAGTGCCAAGCGGACGCATCATGGCGATCGAATGCAAGGTCTCGAATTCAAAGGTGAACTCCTATAAGCGCATTGTCCATGACACGGGTGGAAAGGCAACAATCTGGCACGACCAGCTTGGCCGCGCGAATGTCCTAGCCAGTGCCGTATTGAGTGGCGTTTTCAGCGTTTCGAATTGCGAGACTGTTCAGAACGATAAAGGCGTATATCTTTTCTGGGATCATCGCCTCAATGATCTACGGGAATTCATTACCTCACTAACATAAAGCGCAATTCGGCTTCTGCAGCTTTGAAGAGAACAGAAACACAACACTCAAGGTTTGCGCTAAGGCACCCGGCAAAAATACACGACCCTGCCCAGGGACCTCCCCTACCCCGAAGACGTAGATGCAGCCGTGTTCGATTTTTCAATTTGGCATTGGTCTACGACGAGGAGGGAGTTGTCGGGGGATCGTAGAATGTGTGTTGCGTGGGTTTTGTTGTTTTTATGTCGCCTCTATGTCGAGACGTCGGGGTATGCTTTGCGGACAGTGGCAATGATCTCAAGCATTTGGTTGCCGCTGATGTTGATAAGCTCGTACCAATCGGTCAAGTTTTCTTCCTTCCTCGGGGAAAAGTTCATCGGAAGCAGCTCCTCCCATGACTTCAAGAGCTTTCTGCCAAAATAGTCGCTGTTGTGTTTTAGCGCATTTGTCAGGTCACGCACGGCGTCAAGGCGGTCAGGAAGAGTGACCCCCATCTTCGACAAAGCGTCCCGCAGCACAGTATGATTCGGTTTGTCTTTGAGGTTTGCCCGTCTCGCGAGATTACGTTCCCAGTTGTGATAGAACGCGATCACATAGGGCTTGTACAAGTTAGCAATTGCCTCATCCGTAGCGTCGATTTGGAAAGCGTACACGTCCGCCTGATCCCAAAGCTTCACACCGTCGTCTTCCCACTCTCCAATTCGCACTCCGCCTTCTTCGTATTGGTTATACTCTTCTTGAAGAGTAGCTCTCTGATCCCGGAGCCCCCTCAGCGCCGCTGAGAGTGTATCCTTAAGGATATCAACGGACTTGCTATAGCGATAAGCATCAGCATCAAATCTAAACCCTAAACTTGGCGACATGTGTAAGCCCTCAAGGCGCCCTGCAGAAGTAAATCACCCTCCCCAGCACGCTCAGCTCATGAGCGTGGGTGCGGTCGAGGGTTTCGGTGGGGTAGACGGTGTTGTCGGAGACGAGCTCCAGTTTGCCGTCGATGCGCCAGCGGGCGCGTTTGACCAAGAGGACTTCGCCGAAGCGGAAGACGTAGATGCAGCCGTGGGCGATGTCTTCGTTCTGGCTTTTGTCCACGATGAGGAGTGAGCCGTCCGGCAAGGTCGGCTGCATACTGTCGCCGCGGGCGGTCATGACGAAGCAGTTTTCCGGCGAGCCGCCTTGGTTGCGAAGGAAAGCCCGATCGAATGCTATCGCGCCTTCCGGGAGTTCTTCCAAGGCAATTCGGCCGAAGCCCGCGGCGGCTTCGGCAGCGAAGTAAGGTAAGGTGATAAGGGTCTTTTCAGACTTTGGCGTAGCGCCGCCATCGAACATCTGACCTTCACCGGTCAAAATCCAATGGACATTGACCCCGAATTTCTCGCGGTAGGCCAAGAGCACGTCGCTGTTGGGCTGATTGTCGCCTCTCTCGTAATTGGCGACACTGCGACTGTGTATTCCTAAAACATTCGAGAATTCATCGCGTTGCTGGTCACCGATTGCTGTTCGGATTTCCCGGAGGCGTCGACCGAGCTCGGTTTTAAAAATCTCTTGGCGTGCCACGCAATCCCTAAAACATAAAATCCGGGTTTACAAAGTCCGGAATATGTCTTATCCCTACATCTGTAGCGCACTCGCTGACGGCAAATGCGCATTGTTTGAACCAAAAATAAGGGCTGCGCCAACAGCCCTGACCGGAGAGACAGATGCCGGATAAGCCCAGAACTTGGGATCAGTTCGCGATCAAGGCGGAGCTTCATCGTCGCGGCATGACGCTGACGAAGCTCGCGGAGATCAGCAAACTCAATCCCGGAACCTTCCGCGCGGTATGGGCGCGGCCCAACCGCAAGGTTGAACGCGCGATCGCCCGCTTTCTCGAGGTTCCCGTCGAGCAGCTCTTTCCCGGCCGCTATCCCAAACGGTCGAACACCATTCTGTCGCGCGAATACGCGGCAGAGTCCACAGGCGAGAAGACCACGAAGGACGCCGCCTGATGAACGTGGAGCGGGAGGATCAGCCGGTTCTGGCCAGTTTCTCCGGTTCTTCGGAGAGGCTCATCTCTGTCGAGACACTCGAGCCCCCGGCCGACGCGCGCTTTCCGTCCGCTCCACGACTCACATTTTTTCCGTTTTTTGCTGCAACCACAAGTCTAATCGTCACGGCGAATTAGACATGCCGGAGAGACGCATGTCCTTCAATCTCCACAGCGCCCAGGAACGCGAACACGCGCTTTACCATGCCTGCGTGATGGCGGTGCGGGAGGGGTTTCCCTATCTGACGGTCGGCGAGATCATTGACCCACCACATGAAATGTTCGACGCGGCGCTGGCGCGCCAGATCGCGCTGCACATGCTGATCCGCAAGTTCAACGTGCCGAAACGGCGCGTGGCGCGGATGCAGGAAAGATCCCGCGAGTCCGTATACCGGGCTCTGCGCATCATCGACGATCGCTGCGAAAACCCGGTGTTCCTGGCCTACTACGCCGCCATGGCGGAGCGCGCCGACGCGGCGCTGCTCTCGATCTTTGAGGAGGCGGCGTGATGGCTGTTTCCAAGATCATTCCCATTGCCAAAATCCATGTGCCGGAGCGGCTTCGCGCGGTCGAGGAAGACCACGCGCTGGCAATCTCGGCTTCCATTGTCGAGCACGGGCTTTTGAACCCGGTGACGGTGCGCGCCACGCCGGCCGCCAAGGGCGGAGCCTACACGCTGGTGGCTGGCGCGCACCGGCTGCGCGCCATGGAACTGCTGGACGAGATGGAAATCGACGCGGTTGTCGTCGATGCGGATCAGCAGGAGTCTGTGCTTCTGGAGATCACCGAAAACCTCTTTCGCAATGAGCTTTCGGTTATCGACCGCGCGGTATTCGTTCAGACCTATCGCGATGTCTGGGAGAGCAAGTTCGGCAAGGTTGAACCAGGCCGCCCCGGAAATTGTGCCAACTTGGCACAATTAATCGAAGACGAGGGCACGCAAGGGTTTTCCGGCCACGTGGCGGACAGAATGGGACTTTCAAAGCGGTCGTACTTCCGTCTCAATCGCATAGCCCAACGCCTCCACGCCGATCTTCGCGCCGCCGTGCGCGGCACGCCGGTGGCCGATAACCAGGCGGCGCTGCTGAAGCTTGCCAAGATGGAGCCGCAGGAGCAGCGGCGCGCGGCGATCGCGCTTCGTGCCGAGGGCGGTGATCTGAAGAAGGCGCTCGGCCATGTGAAGGCCGTCCGTACCTCGGAAAAGCCAGAGGCGAAGCGTGACGGCATGCTTAAGGCGCTGCTTGATATCTGGCGCCACGCCGATGACGCAACGCGCAAGGCGTTTCTGGCTGAAATCGGCCGGGAGGATGCGGCATGAAGCCCGATCCCGATCAGCTCGATTTCTTTGCCGCGCCGCTGTTTCCGGTGCGCGAGGCCGCGCAATCCATCGACCTTGAGCGCTTCCGGGCGCGGGTGAAGCGGGCAATGGCGCGGGCGATCCGCGAGTGCCCTTATGACCGCCCCACGATCGCGGCGCGGATGGCGCTCTATCTCGGCCTCGCCAGCATCTCCAAGGCCACGCTCGATGCCTATACGGCGGAAAGCAAGAACGGCCACGATATCAGCCTCGCGCGGTTCAAGGCATTCGTGCGGGCCACCGGCGCGGTGTGGCTTTGGGACGAGATCGTTTCCGATGACGGGCTGCTGTTGCTGGAAGGCGATGAGGCGCGGCTTGCCGAGATCGCCCGGCTTGAGCAGGAGCGGCGCAGGTTGACCGCCGAGCTGAAGACGCTGACGGCGCGCCCCGTGAACATTCGGCGGGGGCGGTCATGAAGGAGTGGTTTACCTCCACCGAGCTCGCCGAGGCGAAGCTGCCCGACATGCCGGGCACGCGCCGGGGCATCGAGCAATTCGGCGAACGCCAGGGCTGGCGGGCCAGCGCCCATGTTCGCAAGCGCGCGGGGCGCGGCGGCGGGTTTGAATATCACATCTCGCTTCTGCCGAACGCCGCCCAGGCGCGGCTGAAAGTCGGGCATTTCGAGGCCGAGCATAAGCAGGACCGCGAAGCCGCTGCTGCCCGCAAGCAGCTTTGGGCGAAATATGAGGCCCTTTCAAAGCCCCATAAGGAGGCCTGTGAAAGGCGTTTGAAGGCACTTTTGAAGGTCCGTGAAATGATCGACGCTGGCGTGACCGCGCGCACCGCCTTCGAGGTCGTTTCGAAGATGGAGGGCGTTAGCCAGCGCGTGCTCTATTACTGGCAGTCGCTTGCCGACAAAGCGCCGCGCGCCGATTGGCTGGCCGCCCTCGCCCCCTCGTTTTCCTCCGCGACACGAGCGGCTGAATGCCATGAGGAAGCATGGCGGTTTCTGATTTCCGACTATCTGCGCCCGGAGCGTCCAGCCTTTTCGGCCTGCTACCGACGCATGATCAAGGCCGCCGAGCAGAACGGCTGGTCGCCAGTCCCAGGCGAGCGCGCCCTGCGCCGTCGCCTTGAGGCGGAAGTGCCGCACGCCGAGCAGGTGATTGCCCGCGAAGGCGGCGACAAGGCGAAGGCGCTTTATCCGGCGCAGCGCCGGAGCAAGGTCAGCCTGCACGCCATGCAGGCGGTGAACATGGACGGGCACAAGATCGATGTGTTTGTCCGCGTGCCCTGGTCGGAAAAGCCGACGCGCATGTATCTGCTCGGCATTCAGGACGTCTATTCCGGCAAGATCGTCGCCTGGCGTCTTTCCGAGGCGGAGACCTGGGAAACGGTCCGGCTCGTCATTGGCGACATGGTCGAGGCATTCGGCATTCCCGATGACATGGTGCTCGACAATGGCCGGGCCTTTGCCAGCAAATGGATTTCCGGCCAGAGCCGCACGCGCTTCCGTTTCAAGATCCGCGACGAGGATCCGCGCGGGCTGGTGACGACGCTCGGCATCAATCTGCATTTCTCGCAGCCCTATTCCGGCCAGTCCAAGCCGATTGAACGCGCCTGGCGCGATCTTGCCGAGGCGATCGGCAAGCATCCCTTCTGCTCCGGTGCCTATACCGGCCGGAACACCGAGGAAAAGCCGGAGAACTACGCCGCGCGGGCGATCCCGCTGGAGGAGTTCAGGATGCATGTGGCGGCGCAGGTTGCCGAGCACAATGCCCAGCCGGGACGGCGTTCGGAGACCTGCAATGGCCGCAGCTTCGACGAGACGTTCGAGGAGAGCCTGGCCAAGCCGACCAGCATCGTGCGCTGGCCGACGGCGGCGCAACGCTCCCTCTGGCTGCTCGCCTCGGAGGCGATCAAGGCCGCCAAGGGCAATGGCATGATCCATTTTCAGAAGAACCGCTACTGGTCGCCGGAGCTCACGCAGTATGCCGGTAAGAAGATCACGGTTCGTTTCGACCCGGACAATCTCCACCAGCCGGTGAAGGTCTACGATCTCGACGACAGGCTGATCTGCGCGGCCGAGTGCCTTGATGACACCGGCTTCGGCGACATAGCCAAGGCCCGCGAGCACGGCAAGAACCGCAGCGCTTACCTGAAGGCCCAGAAGGCAGCGCTTGCCGCCAAGAAGAAGCTCACCGCGCGCGAGCTCGGCGAGATCATCTATCGCGGCGAAAAGCCCGAAGCCCCCTCGCCTGTCGAACCGCAGCGCCCGGCCGTCACGCGCATAGCAACCGTGCCGCAGATGAAGCCGCAGCAGCAGGAAGACGAGATCGATTTCGAAGAGAGTTTCTCCCGCGCCATGTCCATGATCCGGGGCGATGGCGGGGTGATCAAGTTCCCGAAAGGGAAGGCGTCGGACGCTTAGTCATGTCCGGCGGACAACCGAAATGTAGTGCGTACGGTTCCAAAAAAAGAGGGCGGGGTTGTCCCCGCCCGTCAAGTGTAAAGCAAAGGAACCATAAATGAATATTTATTCCGGCACAAGCCAAACTAAGACACTCTGGGAACGCCCCGTCGCGGGACCGGAGCTTTCCGCAAACCGCAGCCAAGACGACATCGACCAGTGGTGGTCGCTGATCGACCGCACGATCGAGGTCGCCAACGCCAACGGCTGGACCAAGGCCGAGGTGGCACGCCGCTGCGGCATGGCCGACGGCACATTCTCGCAATGGGTCTCCGGCAAATATAACGGCCGCCTGGACAAGCAGAACCAGACGGTGCGCCAATGGCTCGACGACGTCGAGGACCAAGCGGCGTTCGCCGCCAAAATCCCGCAATCGCCGACCTTCCTCAAGACCCGCATGGCGCATGAGGTGCTGGAAACGCTCAATTGGGCGCAGGTCACCTCGGATTTCGTGATCATCACGCTCGCGGCCGGCATGGGCAAGACCATGGCCTGCAGGCATTACTGCGCCACGCGTCCGAATGCCTATCTCGCGACCGTCAGCCCGCACACCAAGAATGTGCATGCGATGCTGATCGAGCTTGCGGCCGAACTGAACGTCCAGGAGCACAATCCGGCCAAGCTGACGCGGGCGATCGGCAAGAAGCTGGAGCGGATCGGCGGCGGCACGCTGCTGATCATCGACGAGGCGCAGAACCTCGTCGACGACGCGATCAACCAGCTCCGGCATTTCGTCGACATCTATGGCTGCGGCGTCGCTCTCGTCGGCAATGACGAGGTCTATGGACGGTTTGCCAGCAAGAGCGAGGGCCGGTCCTATGCCCAGCTTCGCCGGCGCATCGGCAAGCGGCTCAATCGCCGCCAGCCGCTTCGGCAGGATCTCGAAGCCTTTATCGACGCCTGGGGCGTGACCGATCCGGTCGCGGTCAAAACGCTGATTGGCATGGGGCTGAAGGGCGGCGCGCTTGGCCAGATCGACAAGACGCTGAAGCTTGCGGCGATGCTGGCGATGGCGAATGACGAGCCGATCAATGCCCGTCATGTCGAGACCGCCTGGAAGAACCGCGACGTGGAGGACATCGCCTGATGCGCCACCTCGACACGACACTCAGCGACACGCTTTCGGCCTATGCGATGCAGTTTGCCGAATGCACGCACACCGGCTGCACGATGTCTCCGGCGGAGACCACGCGCTTCGTCAAAAGCCTCACGGCCATGCGCAAGTGCGCTCGCAATATCGAACAGGAGCTGGCAGTGCATCGCCTCGCCGAGGAAAGCCGCGCGCGCGGCGCCATCCTCGACATCGAGGCGAGCCGGAAGTTCGGCCAGCTCATCGCCGACCCGGAGGGCAAGATCGTCCGGCCGGATTTCACGGGAGGGCGGAAATGAACATTCAGCCATCCGAATATCTGGGCGGCCTGCGCGACGAGATGCGGCTTTTCATCCGCATGCAGAAGCGCCCAACGGTCAACGAACTCGAAGGCATGGTCACGCGGCTGAACACCGGCATCGCGCTGACGGCAGAACTGGAGGAAGAGCTTTGCCTCCGCAACAAGGCGCGGCGCCTGTCGCCTCGCTTCACCCTGATTTCTAATGGCGACGACAACGGAGGCGACGCGGCATGAACGCGATGGAAGCATGCATTCTCGAAGATCAGGCGCGGCAGGCCCGCGTCGCCGAGATCGGCGGCGAGCGCTATGTCGAGGACGTGCGCGGCCGGTTCGTGCCGGAGGCGCTCCACCAGGCGCAGGTGCGCGAGATCGGATCCGGTGTCACGCTGGTCAATGGCCGGGATTTCATGACCGATGCCAGCGACCGGCTGGTGCCGCTCGATCTGGTGAAGCCGCAGCACAAACTGGAGGACGAGGTGGTGCGCAAAGTCATCGCTTTCGCCTTCGATCTTTCCGCCCAGATCGGCCGGTTCCTCGAACACACGATGATGGACCTCGACGGCTTCGACGAACTGCTGGCGCAGGAATACGAGGTCACCAAGGGTGGCAAGAAAGGCAACCGGACCTATCAGTCCTATGACGGGCTCCTGAAGATCCAGGTGCAGGTCGCCGAGCGGATCGACTTCGGCCCGGAGCTGCAGATCGCCAAGGGGCTGATCGACGAATGCCTGAACGAATGGTCGGCGGAAAGCCGCCCGGAAATCCAGGCGATCGTCACCCGCGCCTTCAACACCGACAAGGAGGGGCAGATCAACCGGGCCGAAATCTTCGGCCTACTCCGCCACAACATCGAGGACGCCCGCTGGCAGCGCGCCATGAGCGCGATCCGCGACGCGATGCGGGTGACGGGTTCGAAGCAGTATGTCCGGTTCTATCACCGGCGCTCGGTCGAGGACCGGTGGCAGGCGATCACGATCGATCTGGCGAGGGCGGGTGAATGATGACTAACTCGGTTTCCGTTGTACGACCTGCTCTTCTATCGAAACATCTGGCCCAAGAAAGCAATTTATATATGGGTGTTTTTATATACCCCTCTAAGCCGTTCCAAGTCTGCATTGATCTCAACAAGATCGCGGGAAAAACCTTTCCAGGGCTCAGGGTCATACTTCAAAATCTCATAGCAATCCGGCGTTCCCAGCATAAAGAGAGCGGAGGTTGTCGCGAGAACATCGGATGGAGGAATAGAGACAGTCTCTTTGGCTGTGTCCGGAAGCCATTTCCTCAATTTATGAGCCGTGGATCTGGCCGTTTGCCGGCGCGCCCAAAGAAGGGCGGGTATCGCCTCTTGCGCTTCTTCCCATGCTTTATCGTCAAGACAGCTGATCGCTTTGCCAAGGGCGAGGTCGGTGCGGCGAAGCCACGAAAAGAGCGCGTCGATTTCCTCAACGGAGGTTATTTGTGTGAGGGTCGGAGGGACTTCGGAAAAAATGCCGCTCTCTGTGATGTTACCGAAAATGGGCGTGACCTTGAGGTGGAGCGCAGCTACTCGTCGGGCGTAAGGCAAAGTCTGAATAGCTATTGTTTCAAGGTGATGGGTAAGCGCGGCTCGGTCGCTTCGTTGCATTTGGCGAATCGTCAGAACAGCGGCAATCACTGCGGCAATCCCGCTGATCAGAGTTTGATAGTCGTAAATAAAGCGGCCCCAGAGGTCTTGCTTTCCGCCGAACATTGCAGGCACAGCGAGCGCCGCGAAAACGGCCACTCCCGCCGCCCCCAAGATCTTCTTCCAAATGCACTCATTCATCCGTTTGACCCCTCGGCCGCCCTATCCGAAAGGTACTTTCGGCCATCTGAGGGATTGGCGCAATGACTGCACATCGTACCATCCACGCCTTTGCGAATAGGATAGGCCTAGACGATGAGGCCCGCCGTGCGGTTTATGAGCGCGTCACCGGAAAGCCGACGCTCACGGTGATGACTGAAACGGAGAGGGAGGCCGTTGCCGCCGAGTTTCGGCGGCTTGGTGGCGCCCGACGCCCGGACGGCCGCAAAAAGCTCACCGGCCCGTTCTCAGCAAAACTCCAGGCACTATGGATCGGCGCCTGGAACCTCGGGATTGTCGGTAACCGCGACGACAAGGCGTTGCTCGCCTTCGTCAAGCGGCAGACCGGTATCGATCACACGCGGTTCCTCTACTACGCCGACGACGCCGCCAAGGCGATCGAAGCGCTGAAGGCCTGGATGGCGCGCGAGGCCGGCGTGGATTGGCGTGTCCATCGCACCATGCCGCTCTGGCGCCAGGCCGAGGGCTACAAGATCGCCGTCGCGCAATGGGCGGCGCTTCAGCAGGACCCGAACGATTTCTGGACCGTTGTGCCGATGCTCTCGGACACCGATCCGGGCGTCCGCGATTTGACCCGCGCGGAGTGGATCAGGGTTATGAACACCCTTGGCGAAAGGGTGCGCGCCATGAAGGCGGAAGCGCGATGACGGGGCGCAACAACAAGATGCCGGAAACCGGCCTCAGCGTGCCGATCGTCACCGATCACGCGGTTCTGCGTTTCATCGAGCACGTCCACGGGATCGACACCGACGCCATTCGGCTGATCATCGCCAATCGCTGCGAGGCGGGCGTGCGCTACGGCGCCTCGGCCGTGGTTGCGGATGGCATGCGGTTCATCCTGCGCGGCGATGCCGTCGTGACCTGCAATTCGCGACACTGGTTGCCGCGTACACCGGGAAAGGGCGAGCGATGACCAATAGCGCCCTCCCCCTTTTCCGGTCGGTCGAAAACCGCGAAACCTTGAGGAGGCTTGAGGAGCGCCGCGTCGCGCTCTTGAAGCGTCTTCAAGCCTTGCCGCCGCGCAGCCATAAGCGGGTCGGCTTGACCCACGAGCTCTCGATCGTCACCACGGAACTGATCCGCCGCGAGACCATCCAATATCCCGGAGGTCGCCATGTTCGATGACGATCGTCGGGATATGGAAATGGAGCTTCGCGCTATGCTCGGCGACGAAGGCTTCATGCAGTTTGTCGAAAAGGTCGGAGGCATCCGCTTCTATGTCCCGCACGATCCGGCACGTTCGGCGGACAAGGAAGGGCTCGGCGACGACATTCTCGCGCCGCTCTCCAACGCTTATCCCGGCGAGTATATCAAGGTTCCTCTTGCGCGCCGGTGGCGAGCCGATCAATATCGGCTTCGCGGGCTCTCCCACGCCGATATCGCGCGGCGTCTTGGCATGAGCGAAAGCGGCGTCTACAAGCTTCTGCGTTCCGCCCCTCGCGAACCAAAGCCCCGGAAACCCAGCAATCAGATGGACCTCTTTTGAGGCTCGCCTCCGGTGGCTAGCATGATCAGGCAAGCGGCTTGCCGCCTATCTTGCCTCCAAATCCGGAGGCTCCCATGCGCCCTATCAACGAAATCATCATCCATTGCACCGCGACGCCCGAAGGCCGTCCGGTCAGCGTCGCAGAGATCAACGAATGGCATCTGGCGCGCGGCTGGTCGGGCATCGGTTATCATCGCGTGGTTCACCTCGACGGACAGCGCGAGGACGGACGTCCGATCGAAAAGATCGGCGCGCATGTCGCGGGCCACAACACCGGCACGGTCGGCGTCGTCTATGTGGGCGGCATGACGCGGGACATGACCGCCTCGGCCGATACGCGCACGCCCGCGCAGAAGACAGCGCTCGTGACCGAAATCGTCGCACTTCGCGACCGTTTCGGCATCGGCAAGATCAGCGGCCATCACGATTACGACAAGGGCAAGGATTGCCCCTGCTTCGACGCCCGCGCCGAATATGCCCACCTCTTCCCCGGCATGGATCAGGTCGCGTCGATCGAGGACGCAATCCTGCGGCGCGGCGATCACGGCCCGGCCGTCGCCGCCTGGGTCGACGCGCTTGCCGCCTATCGCCGGAAGATCGGCCATCGCTGGCCGGTGCAGCCCACCGACGCCTTCGACCATACCGTCGAACTGGTGACGATCTGGTTCCAGCAGATGCGCGGCATCGTCGATGACGGCGTCGTCGGGCCGCAGACGCGTGACGAGATGGAGCGGGCGCTGAAGGGCCTGCCGTCCTATCGCGTCCTGGCCGCGTGAGGCCGCAAATGGAAAAGCCCACCTATCGCAGCTCAAAGCGCTTCATGAGCATCTCCCATGCCTTCGCCTGGCTGGTGATTTTCGTTGTCGTGGCGGCGGCGAGCGCTGGCTCGGCCGGTGCGCTGGCGCTGGCGCCGACCGTTGTACCGCTGATGGCCGGGATGATCCTCGCCCTTCTCGGCATCCATCGCGGCCTCGGCTCCGTCGATATGCACACGATCGCGCGCTATGGCCGCGACCAGCCGGCGAAGGAGAGCTGATGGCAGCCCTCCTCGGAAAATACACCATGCCCTTGCTGCTCGCCGCCCTGCTGATCGCGATCGGCGGGGGCCTGTCGTTTCTGGCGGCACGCGAGCTTTCCGCCATGGTGCGGGATGCGCGGCAGAACGCTATCGCCGAGCGCGATGCCTTCTGGTCGGGCGAGATCGCCAAAGCGAATGCGGAAAAGGCGGACGCGGTGGCCGCCCAGCTTCGCGCCATCATGGTCGCCGATCGTCAGATCCGGGCGGCCGAGACCGACGCCAACGACAAACTCGAACAGATGGAGAGAGACAATGCGGCATTGCCTCGCGGTGACGCTTGCGGCCTTGAGCCTGAGCGCGTGCACCTTCTCCCCCAATAAGCAGGAGCCCATCGTGCTGCGGACAATGATCAAGCCGGAGCTTCCGGCCGAGGCGCGCCGCCCCTGCGCGAAGCCTTCAACTTTGCCGGCCAAGGGCGGTCTCAGCCAGGCGGAGGTCGTATCGCTCTGGGGCGCCGATCGCTCGGCGCTCAATGTCTGCGAGACCCGTCGCGCCGCAGCCGTCGCCGCCGTCGACAGCGCGACCGGGGAGACGACCGATGGTGATTGAAGTTGGCGCGTTCCTGCCGCTCCTGACGGCCCTTTCCCTGCTGATCTCGATCGGCTCCTTCATCCACTCGGTTTTGACCGCGCGGGCGAAGGGTAACAGCGCCAAACTTGAGACGCTGGAGAAGAATGTCGACGGGATCGACCGGCGGATGCTGAAGGTCGAGGCGGAGATCAAGCAACTTCCGGGCAAGGACGAGCTGAACCGGCTCGAACTGTCGCTCACCAAACTGGATGGCGCGGTCTCGGCCACCGGCCAGATCGTCAGCCGCGTGTCGATGACGGTCGACCGGATCGACAACTATCTGCGTAAACGAGGGGAAGGCGCATGAACTTCGAGGAATTCTCGGCCCGTGACGCGCGGCTGATCATGTTGAAGGGACTGGCGAGAGAAGTGGATGGCGCGTTGAACGAAACGCTGCTGACCGCGCTGTTGCGCACCTTCGGCCATAACCGCAGCCGCGACTATGTCCGCACCCAGATTCGCAAGCTCGAGGAGCTCGGCGCCGTGACGGTCACGGAAGCGGGCTCCGTCCTGATCGCCTCGATCACGCGCGCCGGCGTCGATCATGTGGAAAGGCGCTCGGTGATCGAGGGCGTCGACCGTCCGTCGCCAGGAGCCTGATCATGGGTCGTGGACGAGGCAGGCTTTCCAAGATCGACCTTCTGCCGGCCGAATGCGACGACGTCGTTGCCTGGGCGGCGCAGGAGCTGGCGAACCGCGACCGGACACAAACCGATATCTATCCGGAGTTTTGCGAAAAGCTGCTCGCCATTCAGGGCGAGTATGGCGTCGCCTTCGATATTCCCTCCTTCACTGCGTTTAACCGCTACTCGGTCAAGCTCGCCCAGATGACCCGCCGGCTCGAGCAGACCCGCGAGATCGCCCGCACGATATCCGAGCGCATGGATGCCGAGGCCTCCGACGAGCTGACGCTCATTGCGGCCGAGGCGATCAAGACGCTGGTCTTCGAATTGTTGACGGCTGGCGGCGAGAGCGGGATCGATCCGAAGGGCGCGATGCAGCTCGCCGCCGCCCTCCGCTCAGCGACGCAAGCGCAGGGCGTTTCGACCTCGCGCCGACATAAGGTCGAGGCTGAGTTCAAAGCCAAGGTCGGCCAGGCGATGGACGCTATCGAGGACCAGGAGGACAAGCTCACGCCCGACGGCAAGGAGGCGCTCCGCCGGATCCGTGAAGACATTTACGGGATCTTCAAATGAGCGCGCCCGCCGTTCCTCTCTTCGGTTATCAGCGGCGCTGGTTTATGGACAGGTCGCGCTTCAAGCTCGGCAAGTTCGCTCGGCAGACGGGCAAGACCTTCACCACGACGCTCGAAGTGGTCGACGACTGCTTCGAGCATGCGATCGAGCAGAAGCGCGCGCGCTGGGTGATCCTGTCGCGCGGCGAGCGCCAGGCGCGCGAGGCGATGAATGAAGGCATCAAGCTCCACGCCCAGGCCTACAAGCTCGGCTTTGAGATGAACGAATATGACTGGCTAGGCGCCGAGGGCTCCTATCGCGCGCTCGAGGTCGAGCTGCCGCACGGCTCGAAGATCACCGCGCTACCCGCCAATCCGGATACCGCGCGCGGCTTTTCGGCCAATGTGTTTCTCGACGAGTTCGCCTTCCATAAGGACAGCAACGCCATCTGGAAGGCGCTCTTCCCCGTCATATCCGCCGGCTGGAAGCTGCGCGTCACCTCGACGCCGAACGGCAAGAGCGGCAAGTTCTATGAACTGGACACGGCGGACGACAACGCCTGGTCGCGGCATGTCGTCGATATCTATCAGGCGGTCGCCGATGGTCTGCCGCGTGACATCGAGGAGCTGCGCGCCGGCATCGCCGATGACGACGCCTGGGAGCAGGAATACGAGCTCAAATATCTGGACGAGGCCAGCGCCTGGCTTTCCTACGACCTGATTTCCTCGGTCGAGGATGACGCCGCCGGCATTCCCGATGGCTATCAGGGCGGGCCCTGCTATGTCGGCCGCGATATCGGCCGACGCAATGACCTGCATGTCATCTGGGTCTGGGAAGAAATCGGCGACGTGCTCTGGTGCCGCGAGATCATCGAGCAGAAGCGGGCGACCTTCGCCGAGATGGACATGGCCTTCGACGATGTGATGACGCGCTACCGAGTGGCGCGCGCGTGCATCGACCAGACCGGCATGGGCGAGAAGGTGACCGAGGACGCGCAACGCCGCTACGGAAGCCGCGTCGAGGGCGTGCTGTTTACCACCTCCAACAAGCTGATCATGGCGACGGCCGGCAAGGAGCGGTTCGAGGATCGCAAGGTTCGCATTCCGGAAGGCAATGTGCCGCTGCGTTCCGATCTCCACAAACTGCGGAAGGTCGCCTCGGCCACCGGCGCGCCGCGCTTCGTCGCCGAACGCGACGATGATCACGCCGACCGCACCTGGGCGGCGTTTCTCGGCATCAACGCCGCCGGCGGCGCACGCATGGCCTATGGCTATCAATCGGCGGCATCGCATGCCGAGCGCACCGCCTTTCCTGCCGCGACCGATGATGACGACGATGGCGCTGCCGGTTTCGGCCTGCGCGGGAGACTTTGACCATGGCCTTGAGAGATTTTCTGAACCGCCTCATTCCGGCAAGCCGGCTGACCGGCGACGTTGCCGCGCCGAAGGTCGGGACCGTCCGCGATCCCTTCGCCACCGATCAGGCCGACGGCATGACGCCGGTCAGGATGGCGCGCATTCTGCGCTCGGCCGCCAATGGCGATCCCCTCTCCTATTTCGAGCTTGCCGAAAACATGGAGGAGCGCGACCCGCATTATCTGGCGGTGCTCGCCACCCGCAAGCGCTCGGTCGGCCAGCTTCCGATCACCGTGAAGGCAGCCTCCGACGCAGCCGACCACAAGAAGCACGCGCAATATCTGCAGAGCTGGGTCGATGACGGCGTTCTGCGCGCCTGCCTCTTCGACATGCTTGATGCCATCGGCAAGGGCCTTTCGGTCATGGAGATCGACTGGAAGACGACGACGAATGCCTGGACGCCGCGCGAGCTGATCTGGCGATCGCCAACGCATTTCGATTTCGATCGCGAGGATGGCGAGACGGTGATGCTGCGCGAGGCGGCAAGCCTGGTCGACCTCGATCCCGTCAACTTCGTGGTCCACCGCTCCAAGGCGAAGTCCGGCCTCACGGTCCGCTCCGGCATCGCCCGCGTCGCGGCCTGGGGCTGGATGTTCAAAAGCTTCACCATCAAGGATTGGGCGATCTTCTGCCAGAATTTCGGGCAGCCGATCCGGCTTGGCCGATACGACAACAACGCCACCGAGGAAGAGAAGAGCGTTCTCTGGAAGGCGGTCAGCCAGATCGCCGGCGATTGCGCCGCGATCATTCCCACCACGATGGAGATCGAGTTTCAGGAGGTCGGCTCGAAATCGGCCTCGACCGATATGTTCGAGCGGCGGGCCGACTGGTACGACCGCCAGATTTCCAAGCTCGTTCTGGGCCAGACGACGACGACCGACGCGATCTCGGGCGGTCACGCAGTCTCGAAGGAACACCGCGAGGTTCAGGAAGATATCGAACGCTCCGACGCACTCGACCTGACGACGACGATCAATCTTCAGCTCGTGCGCAACATCATCGCCTTCCGGTTCGGCCCGCAGGAGCACTATCCGACGCTGTCGATCGGCCGACCGGACGAGGTGCCGCTCGGTGAGTTCGCGACGGCCTTCGACGTGTTCGCCCGTCACGGTCTGCAGGTCCCGGCCTCCTACCTTTACAACCGTCTTGGCGCTCCGCCTCCGAAGGGCGATGAGCTGACGGTCGGCGGGCGACCCGCCACTACAGCTCTTGAGCCGCCGACGGGCGAAAGCTCCGGCGGAAAGCCGCAGCCTGAGCGTCTCACCGCGCGCCAGTCGCTCGACCGGCTGTTCGAACGCTCGGCGCATGTCAGGGCGGATGCCCGCGACGAGGCAGAGCTCATCGCCGATCGGCTTGAGGAAGATGCCGCGGATATTCTCGACGGCCAGATCGATGCGATCCGTGCGGCGCTCGACCAGGCGACCAGCCTTCAGGATGCGGCGCGCCGGCTGGCGGCACTCGACCTTGAAGAGGAAGCGCTGGCGAAGGCGATGGCCTCCGCGATGATGGTCGCGCATCTTTCCGGCCAGGCGGCGCTTCTGGACGCGCTCGACGATGATCGAAAATAAAGCCCCACAGACACGCGAGGCCGGGTCGGGACGCATGATCAGTCGTCTTTTCCCGGAAAACGCGCCCAGGGGCTTTGAAAGGGCTTCGAAATCGATCCTGTCCAGCATTCGACCGGCGCTGATGACGGAAACAACCGATCCTCTGCAATTGCCCTTCCAGGAAGCGATCGATTTCCTCCGCCAGAAGGTCGGCGTTCCGACCCGGAGCTGGCGCGATGTCTTCGATGCGGCGCACTCCAAGATGTTCATGGTCGCCGGCGCGCAGACGGAAGCCCTGGTCGCGGACTTTCAGGGCGCGATCGAGCGGGCGCTGAAGGACGGGACCACGCTGGAGGACTTCCGTAAGGACTTCGACGCGACCGTTAAAACACATGGCTGGTCCTATCACGGCGATCGCGGCTGGCGCACGCGGGTGATCTTCGAGACCAATCTGAGGACGGCCTATGCCGCCGGCCGCTTTGCTCAGCTCAACAGTCCCGAGATCCGCGAGGCCTTTCCCGGCTGGCGCTACAATCACTCCGGCAACAAGCATCCGCGCCGCGATCACCTCGCCTGGGACGGCAAGGTCTGGGCGGCCGACGATCCGGTATGGCAATCGATCTATCCGCCGAACGGTTTCGGTTGCGGCTGCTTCGTCACGCCGGTGCCCGCGGCGCTCGTCGAGGCAAAGGGCTTTGACAGCACACCGGATCTCGACCAGCTCGGAACCGATCAGCCGCGCGGCGTTGATCCGTCCTTTGACTATAATCCTGGCGCTGCCTGGCTATCGCGCACCGCGCCGGGACCGAAGGCGGTAACGGCGAGCCAGACGCAGGTCGCGAAATTCGTGCGGGCGGTCCAACGCGGCAAGTGGCCGGATGGAACCTGGCAGCCGGTCGCGACGGCTGGCAAGGCGGATGCGGAAAAGCTCGGCGTTAAGGCCGGGACGGAAGTCAGGCTTTCGTCCGATACCATCCGCAGCCATGCCAAGCACGACCGGATCACGCCGGACGCCTATGCGGTGCTGCCGAACTGGTTGAGGAAGAACGGCAGGCTCGCCCAGGGTGGAAACGGCCGCTGGGCCTATGTCGGCGAACATGACGGCGCCAATTATCACGCAGGCCTCAAGGTGGTGAAGAAAGACGGTCGCGAGGAAATATATCTGACGTCGCTCAGACGGACGACGGCGCGGAAGATGAAGAAGCTGACGTGAGAGGAACGCGCCGGGGGGCCAGAAGTCGCCTTGTCCCAATCCCGCTGAAGCGGGCGCTTCCTGCTCGGCGCGTCCTCTCGAAAATATAGGCCTCACAGGCCGGAAAGGCAAATCATGGCCGGCGTGTCGATCGTCACCGAGATCCGCGACAAAGCGCTGATGAAGGGCCTCGGCGGGCTGATGCTGATGACCCGCAACACCCAGCCGATGATGAACGTGATCGGCGTCGGCCTGGTCGCCTCGACCGTCCAGCGCTTCATCACCCAGACCGATCCGGAAGGGCAAGCCTGGACACCGGTCAACAAGGACTATGGCGCCGACAAGCGCAACACGCGTATCCTCACCGAGAGCGGCCGGCTGCGCGACAGCATCACCCATTTCGCCGGCAACGACTACGCCCAGGTCGGCACCAATGTCATCTATGCGCGACCGCACCAGGAAGGCGCCGAGATCGTGCCGGTTCATGCCGACCATCTCTATTTCCGGATCGGCGGCCGGTTGATCGTTGCCGACCGGGTTATCTTGCCGGCGCGGCCTTTCCTTGGTATCTCCGAGGACGACGAGACGATGATCCGCCACACGATCGAAGGCTTCATCCTCCGCTTTTCCCGCTCCCGCTGATTTCAAATTTGCACGCACGCCTCCGGCGGCGGGCATGACCCGCGCCTATGCGCCGATGCTAGCAATCGACGCATGGAAACGACACGCGCCTCACTCTCGATTGCTCTCAACGCCGCCGGCGTTCCGGAATGGCTGCAGCTTCTGCCGGCCGCCGAGTTCACCGGCGTCGACGGACGCGGTCCTTATGCCGCGCCGGATCTGGCAAGCCTGGTTGCCGCCTTCCACACGGCCGGCCGCAAGCTCCCGATCGACGAAAACCACGCGACCGATCTGGCCGGCAAGGCCGGACATCCCGCACCGGCGCGCGGCTGGATCGTCGAACTGCAGGCGCGCGAGGATGGGCTTTATGGCCGCGTCGAATGGACGGCCTCGGGCCGGGCACTGATGGAAGACAAGGCCTATGGCTTCATCTCCCCGGTGTTCCTCCATTCGCGCACCAAGCCCTACCGGATCGGCTCGGTCGAGCGCGTGGCGCTGACCAACGATCCCAATCTCCCCTTCCTGAAATCCCTCAATTCGAAAGAGGACAATCCTATGCTCGAAGAGTTGCGGGAGGCGCTCGGCCTCTCAGAAACGGCAAGCGAGGCCGATGTGCTCGCCGCCGTCAAAGCCGCCCATACGAAAGCCGGCACCCATACCGCGCTTGTCGCGAAGCTTGGCACGATCGCCGGAACCGAGGGCGACGAGGAGACCGTGGTCACCGCGCTGCAGGGCCGGCTTCAGGCCAACACCGGCGGCCAGGCTGAGGAAATCAAAAGCCTCCACGCAACGGTGGCCGATCTCAATTCCAAGCTCACCACGCTTCAGGCGGACCAGGCGAAGGAAAAGGCCGAGGCCGTGATCGATGCCGCGATTTCGGGCGGCAAGGTCATTCCGGCGCTGCGCGACCACTACATCGCCCGCCATCAGAAGGACGCGGAAGGCGTCGAGGCGGAGCTGAAGCTTCTGCCCTCGATCCATTCCGGCGGTCTTGGCCGGCGCAAGCCGCCGGAGACCGGCAACCCCGACATCACCGCCGAGGACGAACAGGTCATGGCGCTGATGGGGCTCGGCGCCGAGGACTTCACCAAACAGCGCGAACGGGAGACGAAGTAAATGGCCGCGACCAACGATATCGAGCGCGTCACGCGCGATGGCCGCAGGGCCGCTTTCCCGGTCAAGGCCGCGACGCTGATCTATGGCGGCACCCAGGTGGCCGTCACCGCGGCAGGCCTTGCCGTCAAGCCCGACCATGCCGACGCCGTCGCGATCGTCGGCTGGGCACGCGAGCGGGCCGACAATTCGGCCGGTGGCGATGGCGCCATCCGCGTCGATGTCTCCAAGGAGATGCTGCGCATTCCGCTTGCCGCCGCGACCGCCGCCAATACCGGCGACCCGGTCTATGCGGCCGACGACGCAACCTACCAGCTCACCAATGTCAGCGACGAACTTCAGGCGGGCACGATCGGCTTCGTCGACGAAGACGGCGTCTGGCTGAAGGCGCTTTAAGGGCCGCCTCAAAGGGTCTCGAAAGGACTTCAAAATGGATATCAATGCTTCCAGCCTGCGCGGCATCTATACCGGCCTTTCGACGGCCTTCAATGCCCGCTTCACCTCGACGCCGACGAGCTACGGCCTGATCGCGATGGAGGTCAATTCGACGACGGCGCAGAACGAATATCCGCGCCTCGACGAGTTGCCGGGCATCCGCGAATGGATCGGCGAGCGGCAGGTCGTGCGCCTCGGCGCCCAGACCTACACCATCAAGAACCGCAAGTTCGAAGAGACGGTCGGGATCCTGCGCGACCAGATCGAGGACGATCAGATCGGCGTTTTCGTGCCGGTCGCCGGACAGATCGGCCAGCACGCGGCCGAGTTTCCCGACCAGCTCTGCTGGCCCCTCTTTGCCGCCGGCGAAACCGCGCTTTGCTATGACGGCCAGTATTTCTTCGACACCGATCATCCCGGCTTCAACGAGCAGGGCAACGAGATCTCGGTTGCCAACTATACCGCCGGCGCCGGGCCGGCCTGGTACCTGGTCGACGACACCCAGGTGGTCAAGCCGCTCGTCTACCAGAAGCGCCGGCCGTTCAACTTCGTCTCGTTCCAGGACGAGAAGGACGCCAACGTCTTCCTCAATGACGAGTTCCTGTGGGGCACGTCCGGCCGTTGCAATGCCGGCTACGGCATGTGGCAGACCGCGCACAAGTCGAAGGCGGTGCTGACGGCTGAAAGCTTCTCGGCCGCGCGCGTCGCCATGCAGACGATCCGCAAGAAGAACGGCAGCGTCATCAACCTCCGCCCCTCCAAGCTGATCGTGCCGCCGGCGCTTGAAGGCACCGCGCGCGCCATCCTCGAAGCGGAGCGCAACGACGCCGGTGCCACCAATATCTGGCGCAATACGGCGAAGGTCGAGGTGGTCCCCTACCTCGCCTGATCGCAATCACCCGGCGCGGTACAGCCCGCGCGGGGCCTTGCGCAAACCGCCGAGCCCGGCGGCTTCCGCAAAGCCCTTGAAGGAGAAACCCTATGGCTGACCAGATCACCATCATCTGCCGCAATCCCGGCATGCGCCGCGCCGGCATCAAGCATCCGGCGTCCGCGACCTATGCCGCCGACAAGTTCACCAAGACGGAACTCGCCGCCTTCCGCGCCGATCCCGCTTTCGAGGTGGTCGATGGCGAGGCGCCGGCCGCGACCACCGTCAGCGCGTTACGCACGGCGGAAGCCGAGGCGAAGACGAAGGCCGAGGCGCTTGCCACGGCCAACACCGAAATCGAACGGCTCAAGGGCGCGCACGAAACCGCCGAGGCCAAACTCGAGGAGCGCGACACGGAGATTACCGCACTGAAGGCCGAGCTTGCGACCGCCGCCACCAAGATTGCCGCGCTGGAAGAGGCAGCCAAGGCGGCCGCCAAGACACCGGCCAAGAAATAGCCTCCCGAAGCCTGCGCCCGGCCGGGGGCGGCGCGAATGCCGCCCCCACTCCCGACAGCACCGGAAACCGACCATGTACGCCACAGTCAACGACATGATTGCCCGCTTCGGCGAGACGCACATTCTGAGGCTCTCCAATCCGGAGGACCGCACGGCCGAGGCCGTCGATGTGGCGCGTGTCGAGCGCGCGCTGTCGGACGCCACGGCCGAGATCGAGGGCTATCTGCGCGGCTACTACGCCGTGCCGGTCACCGCTCCGCCGGTCGACCTCGTCCGCGCCGCCTCCATTCTGGCCCGTTATGAGCTGGCCCAGGGCGAGCATGTCTCACCGTCCGAGGAGATGTCGAAGGGCCGCGACGACGTGCTGAAGTGGCTGCGCGATATCGCCGCCCGCCGGGTGCATCTCGATGCGCCGCTTGCCGAGGGCGCCACCGGCGCGAAGGTCGGCTCCGGCCCGCGCTATTCCGATCGCCCGCGCGACTTCACCTATGACACGTTGAGGGGCGCGTGAGATGGGAATCAATCCGGCGCTTGCCATCATCGCTCGCCAGGGCCCGCTGATCGAAGAGCGGCTGCGCATCGCCTTTCCGGAAAAGACATTCGGCTTCGAGCGCGTGCCGACGGCGATGTCGATCACCGAGTTTCGCCGCATCGCAAGGCTTGCACCTTTCCTCGGCCTCGCCTGGCAGGGCATGAAGCCGGGCAACGACGCGAGGCTGCTTTCCGGCACGATGCAATGGCGGCTGTTCCTGGTCTGCGCCGTGTCCTCCGGACTGGAAGCCCGCTTCAAGGGCGACACGCGCGGCGTCGGGCTCGATGCCATGGTCGATGTCGCGGCGGTCCTGCTCAACGGCGTGAGCTTTGCCGATATGGGCAGCCTCACCGTCACGGGTGCTGCCGCGATCGTCGCCGATGGTTTCGCCGACGACAATATCGCGCTTGCCCAGGTCGACTTCAGCTTTTCCTTCGTCACCGCGACGGCCGAGCTCGAGCTGGAGACGGCCGACGATCTCGCCGCCCTCGGCGTGACCTGGTCGCTTGGCGGCGACATCGAACCTCAAGACGAAATCGAGACGGGAGCCTGACGATGGGCCATCGGAAATTTGTAAAGCCGGGCGAAGGCCGGACGCTGACGATCCGGGACGCGGCGAATGCCGAGAAGACGGTTCCGGGCGTTGCCCTGCCGGGCGGCGCGATCGTGCCGGCAGCGGGCGTCGAAGTCGACGACACGCTGTTTGTCCGAAGGCGCCTGCGCGACGGCGACCTGGTCGAGGCCAGCGCGCCCGCAACGAAGAAAACCACCACGGAAAAGAGCGAGGACTGATCGATGGACTTCGACGAAATCCCGATGACCTGGTACGACCCCGCCATCTTTATCGAGGTCAAGCCGAACTACAGCCAGAAGGGCATTTACGCCTGGCCGGAAAAGGTTCTGATCGCCGGCCACAAGCTTGCCGCCGGCACACTTGAGCCCGGCCAGATCCGCCAGATCACGCGCGGCGACGAGGCGACCGCCTATTTCGGCCGGGGCTCGATCGGCGCCGAGCAGGTCGCCGCCTTCCGCAAGGTCAACAAGACCACGCCGCTTTATGTGACGACGCTTGCTGATGCCGACGATGCGGTGAAGGCCACCGGCACCATCACTTTTACGGGCGCGCCTTCGCAGTCGACCGTGCTTCGCTTCAAGATCGCAGGCGTGCGGATCCGCGTCTCGGCGCTTGCGACCGATAACGTCGCCGCGCTCGCCACCAAACTTGCCGCGGCGATCACGGCGGAACCCGATATCGTTGTGACGGCCGCCGCCGCCGCCGGCGTCGTGACCGTGACCGCGAAGAACGGCGGCGAGGTCGGCAACGATATCGACCTGCGCGTCGACGTGACCGCCCAGCCGGTGCCCGAGGGGCTGACGATCGCGGTTGCCGACATGGCGGGCGGCGCCGGCAATCCGGACCTGCAGGACGTGCTCGACCTGATCGAGAATGCCTGGTTCACCAAGCTCCAGCATCCCTGGTCCGATGTCACCAATGTCCAGCTCTTCGCCGAATGGCTGAACGCGCGCTACGTGGCGACGGCCAAGCTCGATTGCCATGGCTTCACCGGCAAGCGGGCGACCTATGCCCAGGCGGTGACGCTCGGCGATCTCACCAACTGCGCCTTCCTGTCGCTGTCCTGCCTGTCGCGCTCGCCGACCTCGTCCTGGGTGCATGCGGCGGCCGACTGCGCGCTTGCCGCCTTCCACCTTTCCAACGATCCGGCGCGCCAGCTGAAGAGCCTGGTCGTGAACGGCGTCGAAGCACCCGACATCGAGGACCAGTTTTCGTGGGAGGAGCGCAATCTTCTGCTGCAGCACGGTGTGTCGACCTATCTCCACCTCGACGACGGCTCGACCGTGATCAACCGCATGGTGACCACCTACAAGAAGACGTCGCTCGGCGTGCTCGACGATGCCTGGATGGACATCATGGTGCCGGCGACCATGTCGCGGATCCGCTACGACTGGTCGGCCTATTTCAACACGCTCTATCCGCGCGCCAAGCTGGTCGACGACGGCAAGCAGTTTCAGACGCGCCGCGCCGAGGGCGACAAGGCCGCCGGTTCCGCCGTGGTTTCGCCCGGCCGGATCAAGGGCACCTGGGCGGCGCGCTGCCAGCGCTATGCCGGCCTCGTCTGGATCGAGAACGCCGAGGCGACGATCGAGGCCTCCACCTTCGAGCGCGATCCGAACGACCGTAACCGCACCAATGCCCGGCAGATCGTCCAGATCGTCGGCAACCAGATGGTGTTCGCCTCCAGCCTCGAATTCCTCGTCTGATAGGAGCCGACCATGCAGACACTTGGCATCATCGATATCGTCTGGAAGGGACGGACGATCCCCGTCAAAACCGGGGCCAAGCTCCGGCTCGGCGGCATCAAGAACACCGCCACGGCCTATGGGCGCGGCGTCGGCCGCTTTCAGGAGTTTCAGGGCTCCGAAATCACCGCGACCACCAACCTCGAAAAGGGACAGTCGCTCGTCGACCTTCTCGACCATGAGGAAGGCGAGCTGCAGGTCGTGTGCGACACCGGCCAGACCTACGTCTTCGAGGACGCTTTTCTTGAGGGCGACCGCCCCGAGACGACGGGCGCGACGGATGGCCAGATCGAACTCAAATGGGCTGCCGGAGAGGCGCAGGAGATCATCGGATGACGACGAAGACCATTGCCGCAATCGACCTCGACGACGAGGAAACCGTTGTTGACGAAACCATCGTCGATGAAGACACCGGTGTGTCCGTTCAGAAGGCCGACGACGATATCGTCGACGAGGATGCGACCGATCCGCTCGACAAGCTGCCGTCGCATGCGATCCGCAACGCCGATGGCACGATCACGCTGCCGCTCTACGAGACCGTCAGGATCAAGGTCCGGGCGTCGGGCAAGATCAAGGAGAAGGTGTTCGAAAGCCTGACTTTCCATCGTCTGACCGGCCTCGACACCCGCGTGATTTCCGAGGCGCCCGACAACCTGCAGAACATCGTCACCTTCGCGCGTTCCTGCCGCCTCAATCAGGCGGTGATGAACGCGGTCTGGGACAAGCTTGACGCCACCGACATTGCCGGCGGCGGCCGGGTGCTCAACCATTTTTTGACGAGTGGCCCGAAAACGCGGGCGTCCTGACCGGCTTTCTCGCCGAGCACTCGGGTTTCGGCGCCGCCGAGATCCTCGCCATGAACGGCCGTGAGCTGATCTTCTGGTGGAATGCCATCATGCATGCGCGCAAGGAAATGAAGGAGAGCTGAGGTGGCCGGATCGGGGCAGATGACGCTGGACGTTCTCGTCCGTCTACGCGACCTGATGAGCGGGCCGCTCCGCCGGCTTTCCGGCGCGGTGCGTGGCTTCACCGGCCTTGCCGGCCGCATCGGCATTATCGGCGCGGCCGTCGCCGGCATCTCCTTCATGGCGCCGATCGCGGGCGCTGCCGATTTCCAGCAAAAGCTGTTGGACATGGCGGGCACGGCCGAGCTGACGGGCGCTGCCGCCTTCAAGTTTACCGAACAGCAGAAGGCGCGGTTCGAGGATCTCGCGCTTGCGACCGGACAGACCTCCGATGGCATCGCCTCGGCGGTTGCCAACATGTTTGCCGCGGGTCTCGACGGTGCGCTGATCGACGGCGCGATCGACGACATTGCCAGGGTTGCGACGGCGGCCAATGCCTCGACGGACGACATCGCCGCGGTCGCCACCTCGTCGATGATGACGCTCGGCGTGCCGGCCGATCAGATCGAGAAGGTTCTGGCGATGCTGGTCACATCCGGCAAGCTCGGCGCCTTCGAGCTGAAGGACATGGCGCGCTACTTCCCATCGCTGACCAGCCAGGTGGCGAAGTTCGGCGTCAAGGGACAGGAAGCCGTCGGCTTTCTCGGCGCCGCCCTGCAGATCGCCCGCAAGGGCACGTCCGATCCGGCCGAGGCGGCCAACAACCTCAAGAACTTCCTGTCGAAGATCCTGGCACCCGCGACGGTGAAGAACTTCAAGGATATGGGCGTCGATATCCAGGCGGTCATGCAGGACGCCGCGACCAAGGGCATTAACCCGATCGAGGCGGTGCTGCAGAAGGTCATGAAACTGACCGGCGTTTCCGAAAACCAGATCGCCGACATGATGGAAGCCGCAAAAGCGAACGGGCTCGAAGGCGCCGAAGCGCTCGATGCTGTGCGCGAGCAGCTCGTCCAGATCGCCGGCGCCGGCGGTCTCGGCGAGTTGTTCCAGGATCAGCAGGTGATGGATTTCCTGATCCCGTTCATGGCGAACGTCGATGAGTACAAGGCGATCCGCGACAAGATGGCCGAGGCCGACGGCTCGATCATCGACGCCGATTTCGACACGCAGATGCAGGGCCTCAACCGCCAGCTCATCACCTTCCGGGAGATCGGTACGCAGGCCGTCCGCGAAGTGGGCATGGCTTTCGGCGAATGGCTGCCCGCGATCAACACGCATCTGAAGGCCGGGCTCGACCAGCTACGCGCCTGGAACGAAGAAACCAATGGCGGCGGGCGCGAGGCTCTGAGGCTTGGCGGGGCCGGCGTTCTGCTCGGGGGCGCGCTCGGCGTCATCGGTTTCGTGCTGCCGCCGGTCATTGCCGGGTTGCGGCTCATCCTTTCGCCCCTCTGGCTTGCCGGCAAAGGGGCCTTGCGGCTCGCCCTCTATTTCTACCGCGCCGCAGCCGGATCAATCGGCCTACAATCGTCGCTCGCCGGCATGAATGGCATGAAGCTTTCGTGGCTTGGCCGTCTTGCGACGGGATTTCGCGGCATATTGTTTGCCATCCCCGGCCTATCTTTCCTGTTTGAGGGCCTGATGGCCGTGATGGCCGCAATAGGCGGCGCGCTTGCCGGCATCACCGCGCCGATATGGGCGCTGATTGCAGCCATCGTTGCCGCGGTCGCCGCCATCGGCGTGGCCGTCTGGCATTACTGGGAGCCGATCTCGAATTTCATTGCTGGGTTTGCCTCGGTCATCTGGGACGCCGTCGGCGACGTGATGGGGGCGCTTTCCGACTTTGCCGGCTGGGTCGGCGGTCAGGTCGTCGATCTCGCTGCCTTCTTCGGTGTCGATACGGCCGCCATCTCGTCCGAGCTCGCCGAGGCGCGGGCCGTGGTAGAGGGCTGGTGGAACGAGCTCACCGGCTGGTTCTCTGGTCTCGATCTCTGGGGCAGCATCAAGTCGGTCTTCACCATGAAGGACTATTCCGACGAGATGGAGGCCGGTTTTCGTGATAGCGGAGCGCGTGCCGCCCAGGCAATGGTCGACGCGGTCAAGGGCACGATCGACGAGTTGGTGAGTTGGTTCGGCAATATCGGCAGCCGTATTCTCTCGGCGATCGGCAGCATCGACATCTCTTCGCTGATCAGCTGGCCGAGCTGGGAGAACCGTCCAAAGTGGATGGGTGGCACGGGCGGCGCCACCGCTCAGCAGGCCGCGCCCGTTGCCGCCAACGGCAATTTCAACGGCGAGATCACGGTGAAGGCCGAGCCCGGAACGGCCGTGACGCATTCGTCGGCGAAAACGAGCGGCGACGTCAAGCTTAACACCGGCCGCGCCGTGGGGATGCCCTGATGGCAACGCTTCCCGGCCTTGTCACCGGCTATTATCGCGGCATCGCCTTCGATGTGCCCGACACCACCACCAAGGCCGGCCGGCGCCTGGTCGAATATCTGTTTCCCGGCGTTGACGACGCGGCCTATGACGACTTCGGCCGAGCCGCGGCCGAGGTTTCGATTAACGGCGTGATCATCGGCGACTTCTACCAGGCGCAGGCGGTCGCGCTTGAGGCGGCGTTCAACCAGTCCGGCCCGGCGATGCTGATCCATCCCTGGCAGGGGCCGATGCAGGTGATCCTCACCGAGCCCGCCACGATCTCGCTTGCCTCGCGCGAGCTGCGCGCCGTCCGCTTTTCCGCGAAATTCAGGAAGGTTCAAACCGGCTTCACGAGCCTTTCAAACGGGCTTTCAGGCGTGCTTACGGCCGTGGCGCTCGTCGCCTCGGCGGCCTCGCTGCTGGCGAGCGCGGTCTCGACCCGATCGATCTCGGCGGCGCGCACGCGGGCGGTCAACCGCAGCGCGGGCGTCGTGCAGGATGCGGCGGGTGTGCTCCAGCCCGTCAACGGTTCCGCCCGGTTTCTGCCGCGCCTGCAAGACGCAACGGCACAGCTCGCGCCGACGACGCCCGAAGCGTTCGACGCCGAGGTCGCGGATCTCGCCAGCCGCTTCGGGGAAGCCTCCCAAACCCCGTTCGTCGCGGCCGCGGCCGAGGCGGTTCCGGAGGTCGCGGCGACGCCGGCGGCGCTGACCGCGATCGGCGTTTCGCTCGCCTCATCGCTTGCCGGCGCGATCGCGGCAGCGCCGTCCGATCCCGACCGGGCGCTGATTGCTGCCGCCTCGGCGCACTGCCTGTCGCAGGCGGTGGCGCAGGTCCCCTACTCCGATTTCGACAGCGCCGAGACCGCGCTTGCGTCCCGCGCCCGCATGCATGCTGCGGCCGATCGCCTGATCGAGTCGGTCGGCCAGCTCTCCTCCGGCCGCTATGACGGCGAGGTCGATGGACTGGTCTCCGCACTTGAGGGGTTGAAGGCCGAGGTGACCGGCGCGCTGAATGAGATCATCGGGCAGTTGCCGGAAACGCTGACGCTCACGCTTGCCGGGCCGACCGACGCCTGGATGATCGCCACCCATATCGCAGGCGAGAACCCGGCGGCGATCGAGGCGGTCTGGGCCGACATCGTTGCGCGCAACCGGCCGCGTCATCCGGCGCAGCTTCCAGCCGGAAGCATCAAGGTGCTGAAAGCATGACCAGGAAAAGTGGATACCGGTTTTCCGTCCGGGCATGCGCAGGGACAATGCCATGATTGAGGTGACGATCGACGGCGCACTATTCGAAGGCTGGACCGGCGCGGAGGTCGAACTCGACATGAAGGAGTTCTCCGCGCGCTTCTCGCTCTATTGCCACGACCAGGAGGCCTCGGCGGCGGCGCTCGCCCATGTCCACAGCGCCAAGAACAAACGTCTGCAGCGCCGCGCGGCCGTGTCGATCAAGGTTGATGGCGTCACCGTGCTGAACGGCCGGATCGAGAAGCGCTCGTCCAATATCGAGGCCGCCTTCGCCGATATCACCGTCGAGGGCCGTTGCAAGCTTGGCGACCTCGTCGACTGCACCGCCCTCGTCGATGACACGCCGGCCGAGATGCACAATGTGAAACTGGAGGATGCGGTCGCGCGGATCATCAAACCCTATGGCATCGGCGTGCGTACAGAGATCGACACCGGCGCGCCGTTTCCCCGCTACAGCATCGATCTCGACGAAAGCCCGTTCACCGCGATCGAGAAAGGCGCCCGCCAGCGCCAGGCGCGGGTTCTCTCCGATGGTATCGGCAATGTGGTGATCACCCGCTCCGGCGGCACCCGCGCTGCCGACGCGATCACGCTGCCAGGCAATGTGCTGAAGGCCTCGATCGATGAGAGCGACGAGCAAAGCTATTCGAAGACGATCGTGCGCGGCACCAGCGAGCGTGCCGGCAAGAAGCGCGGCAAGGCAAGCCTCGACACCACGGCCGAGCCGCTTCTGCCGGCCGATCGCGCCGCCGGCGATGGCAGCGCCACGAGAACCGAGCGAGCGGGTACGGCCGTCACCGGCATTGCCGAGGATGAGGAGATCGGGCGCTACCGGCCGAAGGTCTATCTCGCCCGCACCAAGGCCGATCACGACAGCGCCAGGGCCGAGGCGGAGTGGCGGCGCAACACAGCGCGGGGTGCGGCCGCCGAGGTCACCTATATCCGGCGCGGGCATTCGGTGGAAGGCAAGCTCTGGCGGCCGAACACGATCGTGCCGGTCTCGGATGCGTTCAACGACATCAACCGCGACATGCTGATCTCGAAGGTGACCTTCATCCAGAACAATGACGACGGCCAAATCACCAGCCTCGGCGTCATCTCGCCGGAGAGCTTCGAGAAGGGCGAGCCCAAGAAGAAGCAGCGCAAGAACAAGGTGGCCAAGCAGAAGAAGGCGCTCGACACGACGGCGGAGAGACTATGAGCGCGGGCAGGAAAAGTTGCAGACTTTTCCGTTCGCAACGCGCGGAAGGAATAAAATGACAGAGACCAATCGCGGCATGATCCGCCGCTCCGTTCTGAAGAATGTGAAAGACAACGGCGCCGTGCAGACGGCCTCCGTCGAGGTCGCCGATGGCGTCTGGCGCCACGATGTCGAGGTGATGCAGCCCTATGGCTTCGCCGCCCATGTGCCGGAAGACGGCGCGCTGGCGATCGTGCTTGCCGTCGGCGGCGATGAGGGCGACCTGGTCGTGCTGCCTGTCGCCAATCCCTCCGCGCGCATGGGCGGGCTGAAGGAGAACGAGGTCGGCCTTTACAACAGCGGCGGCGATCGTATGGTGCTCAAGGCCGACGGCACGCTCGACATCAAGACCGGCGCGCAGATCACGATCAAGACCGATGCCGGTGTGTTCATCACCGCGCAAATCCTGAAGGTCGAAGGCGACATCGAGGCGAGCGGCAATGTGACCGACAAGAACGGCTCGATGCAGGAAATGCGCGAGCAGTATAACGGCCATGGCCATCCCGGCGGTCCCCCACCCACTCCGCAAATGACCTGATGCCCGCAACGGCGGGCATGATCGGCTCACGCGCGCGCGTGTCATGCTCGCGCCCATGTTTTGCGATGTTGCCCTCATTCTCGATCAGGATGCCCGCGCCTGCGATATCTCACTCGGCGCCGATGGCGATCTTGTGATCGACACCACGCCCGCGACGCCGATGCTGATGTCGATCGGGCTCGACGCCCGCGCGCTTGCCGGCGACACGCTGCCGGATGGCCGCTCGCAATGGTCGGCCAATCCCTCCTCCTTCCTCGAACGCCGCGGCAGCGCCGGAGACGCGCTCGATATCGACGGCCGCTTTTCCGGCTCTAGGCTCTGGGAGCTTTCCCGGAACAAGCAGACCGAGGAGACCCGGCTTCTCGCCGAATACTTCGCCGCCGAAAGCCTGTTCTGGGCCGAGGATATGACCGGCGAGACGGCCGAGGTCGAAGCCTGGTGGCATGCCCGCAATCTTCTGCGGCTGCGGTGCTCGGTTTCCGGCGAGGCAATCGAGATCACCAAGAGGGTCGACCAATGAGCTGGCCCGTTCCCTCCGCCAAGACGATCGCGGCCCGCATGGCGGCAACGCTGGAGGCCGGCCTTGCCGGGGTGCTCGACGCAAAGGCTATTTCCTACACACCGAAAGCGATCTCGTTTGCGGTTCGCTCCTCGCGCGGCCTGCTTGCCTGGATCTTGCGGTCGGTCTCGCTGGAGCTCCGCTCCATCCATAGCCATGTGGCCTGGTGGGGCCGGCAATATTTCGTGGATACGGCCGAGGATGAGTTCGTCCTGCGCCACGCCTCGATCTGGGGCGTCAAGCAGCGCGGCGCGACCTATGCGGTCGGCTCCGTGGCGATCACCGGCGAACCCGGCACGGTGCTGCCGGCCGATCTTCAGATGACCTCGTCGGAAGGCCGCGTCTTCGCCCTCGATGTTGAGACCACGATCGGCGCGGATGGCACGGTGACGGCGCCCGCGACGGCGGCAGCCGCCGGGACCGCCGGCAACTACGAAGCCGGCATTCAGCTTTCAACGGTCGAGCCCTGGCCGGAGATCGACACGATCACCATCGCCGTCGCCTTTTCCGGCGGCGCCGACGAGATGCCGGTCGCCGAGCTTCAGTCGGCGACCATCGCCCATATTCGCAAGCCACCGCAGGGCGGCGCCGGCTACGATTATTCCGACTGGCTCGACGACAAATTCGCGATCAAGGCGGTGCGGATCATTCCCGATGTCGTCGGCCGTGGCTCCGTCGGCGTCGTGGTCGCCATGAAGGACGAAGACGGCATTGGCCGGGCGCCGAGCGATGATGAGCGCGCCGCGATGCTTGCCCATCTCGGCCGGCCGCTGACGCCGGAGGGCGTTCGCCCGGTCACCGCCTATGTCAGCGTCCACGCCGCCGAGATCGTCGCCGTGCCGCTCACCGTCAGGATCAGGCCGGACACGCCGGTGGTACGCGCCGCGATCGAGGAGGCCTTCGGACGGTTCATCGCGACACTTGGCGATGACGACGACACCGGCAACGACACGCCGATCGGCGCGACGATCGAAGTCTCCCGCCTCTCGGAGGAGATCTCGGCCGCCAATGGCGAATATGCCCATGACCTGATCGTGCCGGCCGAGACCTACACGCTTGGCGCCTATCAGTTCCCGGTCACGGGCGCGATCAGCTTCGCGGAGGCGGAATGAGACGAATCGCCGATATCGTCCGCTCGCTTCGCGCCCATTGGCCGCTCGGCTTTGCCCGGCCAAGGGCGGGCGGCTTCATGGATGCGCTCTTTGCAGCCTTCGCCGGCGAGATACAGGAAGGCGAGCGGGTCGCCGCCGCCATGATGGACGAGATCGACCCGCGCACGGCCGATGCCTGCCTTGCCGATTTCGAGCGCGTGCTCGGGCCTGATCCGGCAAAGCGCGACCTGCAGCTCGCCGGCATCGACGAACGAAGAAGGCTGGCCCACCAGCGCTGGACTGCCAAGGGAGGCCAGTCCGTGCCCTATTTTCTCGGCATCGGCGAAGTGCTCAACCTCGACATCACAATCACCGAGTTCTGGCCGTCACGGGCCGGTGTGCTGCGTGCCGGTACGCCTCTGATTGCCGAGGGCGAACAGTTCACCTGGCTGGTTTCGATGCCGGCCGTGGAGGTGACCGCCTTTCGCGCGGGTGCGAACCGGGCCGGGCATTCGCTTGCGGCATTTCAGGTGAACGGTTCGGCCGAGGCGTATTTTTTGCTCATAAAACCGGCGCATACGCGCCTCATTTTCCAGTATTCGGGAGCTTAGATGGACCGGATTACAGGCACGGCCGTCGTCGATTTGGGCAACGGCAAACGAGGGTTTCAGGATCAGATACTGTCGACCGGAGGCGGCAGCCAGGAAGGCACTGTGGTTACGGCCAAGTGGCTGAACAGTGTTCAAGAAGAGCTGCTGAACGTGATCGTTCAGTCTGGCCAACTTCCCGACGATGGCGACCTGACGCAGCTTTCGAAAGCGATTGCCGAGATGATCCGCAACACCGTTCCACCGGGTACCGGATCCACCTGGTACACCAACGAACCTCCAGCCGGTTGGCTCGAATGTGACGGCGCCCTGATATCGCGAACGGCATATGCTGGACTGTTCGCCGCGATCGGGACAACCTTCGGCGGCGGTGACGGCGCCACGACATTCAAGCTTCCGGATCTTCGCGGTGAGTTTCTGCGCGGATGGGATCACGGTCGCGGCGTTGACGCTGGCCGTGCATTCGGCTCTTTCCAGAAGGGGACCCTGGTCGGTGGTTACGATGACAATGTTGATGGCGCGAACGGGTCTATCGTCCAGGGAAAAAGTGAGGGCGCGGAGATCGGCGCGGACCCGGTCTATCCGGGGCAATACACGCAAACAGTCACCGTTTACGGCAGTTCGGACCCGACCGTCGTGTTCGCCAACATGAACTCGTGGTACGCGGTCACGCGGCCACGCAATATCGCTCCCATGTTCATCATCAAATACTGAGACGGAGGTGGATCATGAATATTTTCCATTATGCGCCGGAAACCGGCGAACTCGTATCCGGCTCGGTTGCGCGTCTTGACCCTCTTGAACCTCATCGATTTCTGATCCCAGCCTATGCCACTGACCTCGAGCCGCCAACGGCGGCCGATGGCGAGGTCGCGGTCTTCGCGGAGGGGGCATGGTCTTTGAGACCGGATCATCGCGGACAAACATGGTTCGACGATGAAGCGAACCCGGTCGAGATCGACTTCATCGGCGCTCCCGCCGTCCGCGGCCTTGTTGCCGAAAAGCCGTTTATACCGCCCACCAAGGCAGAGTTGTCTGCATATGCGGCACGGAAGTCATGGGAAACCCGTATCGAGGGGCCTTTGATCAATGGCGTCCGTATTAAATGCGACGGCGAAGCGATCGGCCTGATCAACGGTATGGCGGCACTGGCCGAACGGGATGCCGACCGAACATTCTCCTTCGATGCGCATGGGGATGGGACGGCTGTTCTTTCGCTCACGGCGGTCGAAGCGATCGCCATCGCAGAACGGGTCGGCGAATTCGTGCAATGGACCTTCGACCGGCGTGCGGACGTCTATGCCGCAATCGACGCCGGCACTGTCTCAAACCAAGCCGAGGTCGACGCGGCCTTTGCCGGCATGGACGAAGAGTAGCAAGCGGGTGGCCATGGCCTCACGGCCATGGCACGGCGGGATCAATTATTGCGGATCGACCCGCCGGGCAGCAACATACGATAACTGCCACACCCGTGCCCCGGAAGGGGCAACACAATTTGTGGCTGAGTCGTGAGATATTTGAAATGGTAAATCAGCGCCCGGTCGCCCCGGTCGTTCCCGCAGCCGGTTATATCGGCGGCAAGCGCATCCTGTCGAAGACCGTTATCCGCAAAATCAACGCGACCCCGCATGATGGCTATGCCGAACCCTTCGTCGGAATGGGCGGCGTGTTCCTGCGCCGCGATCGCCAGCCGAGGACGGAGGTGATCAACGATATCAGCGGCGACGTCGCCAACTTCTTCCGCATCCTGCAGCGGCACTTCCCGCAGTTCATGGATACGCTCCGCTTCCAGATCTCCGGAAGGCGGGAGTTCGAGCGGCTGATGAAGACCGATCCCACGACGCTGACCGATCTCGAACGCGCCGCCCGCTTCCTCTACCTCCAGCGCCTCGCCTTCGGGGGGAAGGTGTCGGGCCGGAACTTCGGCGTCAGCAAGACCACCGGCGCCCGCTTCAACCTGGTCAAACTCGCCTCGACGTTGGAGGACATCCACGAGCGCCTCGCCGGCGTCGTCATCGAATGCCTGCCCTGGCAAGACTTCATCCGCCGCTACGACCGGCCGGGCATGCTGTTCTATCTCGACCCGCCCTATTGGGGAAACGAGGCCGATTATGGCGCGGGCGTCTTCGGCCGGGAGGATTTCGAGGCGATGGCGGAGGCCTTAGAGGGCCTTCAAGGAGCCTTCATCCTGTCCTTGAACGCCGTTCAAGGCGTCTTCGAAACCTTCTCACGGTTCGCGATCGAGGAGGTCGATTGCACCTATTCGATCTCGGAGAGGAATGGGAAGGGCGTGAAGGAGGTGCTAATTTCCAATAAAATCTTGTCCTGGAGTGCGTAATATTGTTCATATCACGGAGAATTTTGGCAATTGATGCGGGGATATAGTGCCTACTCTTAGCAATAACGAAATTGAAGCGGCTATTGAAGCTGGCCAACTGATACTAAATGCCGATGCGGAGATGGTGGAAGCCGCTTCCTATCAACTACGAATGGGGAACGTGTATTACGACCTTTCTGAGGATGCCAAACGAATTCAACTGAAACCAGGACAGCGAGTTCTAATAAAGCCCGGGCATCGTGTGGTGCTTATTACCGCGGAAAGGCTTCTGATACCGGACGATATTATAGTCAGAGTGATCAGCAAAGGAGCACTTTTCAGCATTGGCCTAAGCCCTGTCGCAACCTATGCAGATCCTGGGTTTCAGGGAAACCTCGGCCTAGTGACGATGAACATCGGAGACAAATATATCGAGTTGCCTCCGGGAGAGCCTATCGCAAAAGCTGAGTTCAGCAAATTATTGTCGCCCTCAACAAAACCCTACGTCGGTCAGCACGGGTTCCAGGCCGGCATTTGGCCTTTGAAAGACCACCTTCAGAAAGAATACAATGAGGTGAAGGGCGATGAACGAGTTTCTGTTGAGAAGGAGGAGGCTTTCGCTTTGCTACCCCAGGCAACTCGGACAGTTATTCGTGACCTCGAATTTTTCCGCATTTGCACCATCATCGGTCTTGGCGTAGCGATCGCCATCAACGCTACGGCGCTCTTTTTGGCCGGCACGGGACTTATGAGTAATTTTTCTGCGGTATTAGTGAATCTAATTTCTACTGTTCTTATCAGCTTGTTTTTAACCCTAGTTAATAGAATTAAGGAGAAATAAATTGGAACTCTCCGAGATTGTAAAAATTCAGATTGATGCGGATCGCCAAAGAGGATTCTCGGTTGAGTTCTCTTCAGATCGGGCAAGACGCGACCAGTTGATGAAAGACACCGTTGGCCTAATCGGAGAAGTCGGAGAATTCGCCAATAGGCTCAAGAAAGTCGGACTGGCTCTAGACAACGTCAAGTACAGGGGCCCCTCTCTAGAGGACGAAGCTGTTATGCTTCGCGAAGAACTCGCCGATGCGACGATTTATATCATGCGTTTATCGGTGATTTTAGGCGGCGATCTCGAGAAAGATGTTCTTGAAAAGATGAGGGCCAATGGCCGAAGATATGAGTATCTCCAAGGATAAACGAGTCTTTTTCGTTGGTATAAACACGGGGCTCCTTACGTCTGGCATGCCCGACAAGAGATATGTTGAATTTTATGAACTTCGAAGCTCGAAAGATTTGTACTGCGCAATTATTGGCAACGTTGTGGTTCCAGATGGCTACGGCACCAATTCGGCTACACCGGTTCTAACCCGTGATCGCATATGGCCTGATCTTGCCAAAGCGGTTAAGGCCAGGGGTACTCGTCCTGGCATCCAGCTTTCGACGACTTGGTCAGGATATAAAGGTGCCAGGAAGTTTGTCGCTAAAGATGCTCGTGAAGTTATTAGGGCCTCTCGCGATCTCGTAAATGCGATCGACGATAGTTCGGTCGAAAAAATCCTCAGTTCCTTTGAATTGGCTTCAGCTATGGCCTTAGATCAAGGCTTTGAGCATATCCAAATCCATGCCGCGCATGGCTATCTTCTTGGCTTATTAGTGGACAAAAGGATCTACGCCAAAGCGGAGAAAGTACTTGAATGGCTGGCAGTTCAGTCCGCTCGGCTCAGATCGATGGGCAGTGAGACTTCGATCCGTATTTCACTTCGAAGCGGAGAACCAAATTTTGACTCTCATGGCCGCGAAGTTTTTTTGACTGACATAGTCGGCACGGGGTTTGACTTGGTCGACTTATCCTCCGGGTTCTACAATATTGATAAGAGACTTATATATCCTAGCAGAGAAGAAATCATTTCGGAGCGCTTCGCAGACGGCCTATCAGTGGCAAGTCATTTCCCAGACCAGCAGTTTATTATGTCAGGAAGAATTTTCCCGAAAAGGAAAGAGTTACCATCGAACGTCCACATCGGGCTCTGCCGAGATTTGCTGGCCAACCCTAACTTTTTGAGTGAACCCGAGTGGGGATGTAAAAATAACGGGAAGTGCCACTATTACTCTCGGGGCGAAGAGCATGTTTCATGTCAGAGATGGACCGAAACAACAGGTCAAAGATAG